CTGGAGTTCAAAGAGATTCTAATCTGGAAGCTCAGATAAAAGCTTCAACACAACCTGCCATGGAGGCTCAGAAGGAAAGGGCTCTTAAAAACATAAAAGCCAATACAGTAGTTTCTACTGGAAGTGCCTCTAATGGAAGAGGCTTTTCGTTCAACCCTAAAAATCTATTAGATTTAGGTTCATTAGCAGGAGGATTAATTTCAAATGCTCGTCAGAGACGTGAGTTAGCAAGAGGAATCAGAGCAGCAGCTCAAGGTCAATTAAGATCTATGCCAACAGAAATCTATGCTCCATACACAGATATGGGAATTGCTCGTATGTATGGGGATAGAATAAAGGATATTCGCCAGTTTAAAACTGTCACAAGTGATCCTAATCAGGTAATGGCTGAAAGACTTATGAGAGATCAGCAAGCTGATCAATTGGCTAATGAAAGAGATACTAGATTATCTCAAACTATTAGTGAATTTAATGATAAGGATCTTGCTGCAAGAAGAGAATATGCTAATCAACGTACTCAAATAGCAGATTATAATAAGGCAGTTCTTGGCCAAATGGAAAATATGTTAGCTCAAAACAAAGCAGCTAAACAATTTACAGCTTGGAATCAGATCATAAATCCTTTCATTGATCAAAAGAGAATGGATTTAGTAAGAGACCAGCAGGATGAACAATTGGCTGCTACAGTTAGGGATAACATTGCTTTACAGCAGAATGCTCAAAAAACGTATTTAGAGTTATTTAATTCTGCAGAAGCTCAAAAGGCTTGGGAGAATGAGCAACTTACTAATCCAAACTGGAAGTCTGATTATGGTGACTCTGAGGCAGGACGTCAAAAATTCTTAGAGAACTATTACTCTGGTTCTATTCAAAATCTTCAAAATGACATGATGATGAGATCGCAGTTAAATAGTTATTTGAATAGTCGTAGTAGATTCACTGGAAGACGTAGAACTATTGACATGCCTCAAAGTACAATAGGAAATTACTATAGAAATCCTTCTTTTTATAGAACAATTCCTGTAATTAAGAAAAAAGGAGGAACTATAACTAAAACTCAGCGATATCGTGATTTTGATGAGCAGGCAATCTTAGATAAAGCAAAGGATTATAGAAAAGCTGTTCAGAAAATGGATGATAATTTAATAAAGTTATTATTAAAAATGCTTTCGTAATGAAAATTCAAAAATATCAATATGGAGCTTCATATACTCCAATTTCAAGAGAAGTAATGGGACAGTCGCAGGGAGAACCTGCGACTTCTCCTTCTTCTGAAAAGAAAGACGATAAACTAATAGAACAAGAGATCATTAAAGTATTAGGAGAGAATGGAATTCCTACTGATGTTGATTATTTTCTAAGCCAAGCACAATCTTTCTTGCAAGATTCAACTAATATCTTCTCTGGAAAAAAGACAAATACAATGAGTCAATTAATTAGACTCAGATCATTAGCAAATAGATTACAACATAATAATGCACTATATAAAAATGCAACAGATAGAATTAAGGTAGAAAATACTGGTTCTGATGTTGCTATTTCCAATGATGGAAATTTATATGTATATGATGGGGAATCAGTAAAAAAGGTAACTCCAACAGATTATAGTAAGAATCCAGAAGAGTATCAAGTTTTAACTAATGCAGAACTAATACATCTAAGGGAAAGAGATCCTAATTTAAAATTTGATGAATCTATCCTACATGATTTATCAAATTCAATAGGAATGAAAACTATTATGGACCAAGTAATAGGTACTATTAAAAAATTTGGAACCACTTCCCAAAAAGGTTATACCATTAAGGCTGGAGGCCAAGTTCAAAGGGGGTTAGAAGCGTTGATGGGTTTAGGTCCTGATGGACTTTATGAAATAGAGGGTTCAGATTCAAAAGCTGCTCAGGATATAAATGCAGCTATTATATACCTTTATAAGAATTTAAATAATAATGCTAAACATGTATTACGTGCAACTACAGCTGCTGAGGGGTTAAACCCAGAGAGTATGGAGGATGTTACAAGTATTCTAAAAGCTGCCTTATTTGAACATACAGACACTTCAAGAAAAGTAGGATATGTTAAAGATCCACTAGGAAAAGGTAGTAAAAGTGGTTCAGGAGAAGGTTCAGGTCCAGGAGATAAAGAAGGTTATGGACAAAGTCTTATTAGTGGCTTTGGTGCTAGTAGAACTCGTAGGGTTAGAACTCGGGATGGAATTGCAGATTTTACAGTAGAAGTTAAGCATAATCCTCTAAGAGATAAAGATAATGAAATAGTAACTGGTATAGCTACATTAGATGAGGTCTTTAATGACCTTGCGAAAAATGGAGTAGCTATGGATAGAGATAAATTATACTTTGGAGGTATGTATAATGCAAAGGGAACTAATGGAAGTGTTGTTGGGGATAGTCAAGATACTTTATATATAGATCCTAACAAAGCTAGAGAAGTCTTAGTTGATGCTTCTGATGGTGTCGAAACTATAGATGTTCCAGTTGACTATAATGGAAAGCCTGATTTTGGAGCTATAAATCGTTACCAAATGGCAGTTGATGAAATATCCAAAAATAAAGTAACTGATCCTAGAGAAATTTTTGAAATTTATAAGAAATATGCTCTGGATAATAATCTAGATCAAGATGGAAATTTAATGACTGGACGATTCCTTGCTGTGCATGCTAAAATGTCAGAAGATGAAGGAGCAGTTGCAGGATATTCATCTGATAACCCTACTATTGATAGGCTTACAGGTCAAGGTAGGGATAAGTTTATGAATGATGTAAATTATGCTAATCAAGGCAGAGAAAAGAAAAATAAGGTTAAGATTAATTATGGTTGGATTTGGAATAGAGGAATTTTAAGCGGAACTGTATTTATTCCTTTATATGTTAATCAAGCCTCTCAAGCAATATCTGATGAACGAGCTAGAACTGATAAAAGAACTGGTTCGGAGTATCAAATGATGCAGGAAGCTTATGTTGATCCACGATATAATAATGGGGCATATAATCCAAGGCAAACTAAGCTACAAACCTCATTTGGAGATTTATAAAAAGTATGGATAATAACATTAAACAAAATGATTGGGTTGCTATAAATCTGTTAAATACAGATGTTACAATTGACAAATTAGCAGCAGACGGTATAAACTCTTTAAATACAAGTATTCGTCCAAAAGAGGACTATCTTCAATCCGATAAGGTAAAAGAGTTTTTCAAAGATGATAGTGGAAAATTTAATGAAGCTTTATTTGATCAATTTTATGCAAAAGCACTACAGGATTATACTAGTTTTTCAGCTTTAGACACAGAAAAGTGGTTAAAAGATAGTTATGAATATGATGCTTTTGACATAAACAGAGATGCCAAAAGTAATATCAAAAAGGGGCCTACTTTTGAAATTAAAAAGGTATCCAATCCTTTTGAAACTACTTCATATTTCCATGAGGGAACTGAGGGACCAAGAGCTTTAAGTATTGCAGAACTTGCACAAAAAAATAAATACTTTGATACTGAAAGTGGAACTTGGTCGGATAAAACCCCAAATGATCTTGGTGCATTAGGAGTTTTGACTAGTGATACTTTAGTATTAGCCCACTGAGATGAGGATGGAGAGCATACAGATATTGATGGAAACATTGTTAAGCATTCAAAAGGCGATTACAAATATGATTCTGATGGAAAGTTTTATTATGAAACTTTAAATGGAAGGGAATATTATGGAAAGCAAGTTCTAGGTGTTCTGGATGTATTAACAACAGATGGAAGTGCATGGAATAAAGTAGATATTTTTGATACTGATAGCATAGAGGTTAATCCAGTTAGATCAGTAGCGAGAACATTGGCTGTAATGGCCCCTTATTTAATTCCTGGAGTAGGAGAGTACTGAGCAGGAATGACTGCAGCCATGTACTTAAGTGAATCTATGCCTGCTCTTATTAAAACATTTGGAGGATTATTAGATTCAGAATATCGCCCTTCTTCTGCTTTAAATAAATTCGAAGGGTTTATGCAAAAGTTTAATAGCACCCCTTCTGAATATAACCAAGCACATTCTTTCTCCTTTGATAACATATGTCAATTTGCTTCTACTTCTGCACAACAGCTATTCCAGCAACGATGAGTTGCAAATATTCCTAAAATGCTAGGAATGGATAGAAGATTAGAAGCAGGTGTTGCAGCTTTACAAGGAACTGTTCTTGACAAAGCTGTTGAAAAAGGACTTATTTCAAAAGGGGAACTGGTTTTTACTAAAGAAATGCTTAAAAAAGGGCAGATTCCTGCTAAAGTAAAAACTATTATTGAATCCATGCCTGAATATAAAGCTGCTTATGATGCTTATAATAAATATCAAAAAGCTAGTACTGCAATTGCAAGAGCTTACTTAGTAACTACTGCAGCCGCCCAAACTTATGGAGACGCAATTCAAAACGGGTTTGATAGACAAACTGCTTCTGTAATTTCAACTGCTGTATATACTGGGTTCCATACTTTGTTTCAGTTTGATTACTTTAAACATTACTTATTAACTGGAGTTGATCTAAATGAAGAAAGGATGGCACTGAGAGAACTAGTCTACAACTATCTTAAAGATAGAGGTAAGACTGAACTTACTCAGGCAGGAGTAAAAGGAGGTTTTGTAGGAAAGTTTAAATCTTTCACAAAAACTATAAATGATCTTTGAACCTCAGTTGTATATGGTGGAAGAAGGGGAATTTTAACCAGCACTGTATCTGAAGCAACTGAAGAAGTTATGGAAGAACTAATGACAGACTTTGCTCAAGGAGTTCTTGGTAATGGATTAAATGCTATTAGAAAGGAACTGGGCTATGAAACTCAAGGTCACTTTGATTATGCTGCCTCTGATCCTATTCAGCGATATTTAGTTAGTTTTATTGGTGGTGGTATTGGTGGTACTGTTTTTGGATTAGAAAATTGGTGGAGAACTAGAGGTGGAAGTGCAGACTGAAGCTCAGCTTTATCAAAACGTCCAGAAATGGCAAGGGCAATTCTTCAAAAAGTTAATGCTGGTCAGAAAGATGAAATAATAAAAATAGCACAATCTTTTAAAGGAAAGGCTCTAGGAAGTAATACATTATCATATGATGAAAGAGCAGAAGATGGTTCATATCTCCCAGCTTCGGATAAGTCAAAGACACAAAATTCGTATTTAATAGATTCCTTTATAAATCACATAAATACGTTAGATCTATTCTTGGAACAAGAGGGCATTAAATATTCTAAAGATGATTTAGCTAATGTGCCAATTTATAGAAGTTTAACTGCATTACAAATTTCTCAGCAGGCGGGGGATGATGGAAAGCTTCTTGATCTAATGGCAGATGATCTGACAAAACTTCAATTACAATTGAATGATGTTTCCTCTGAGTTATTCAGATTACAAAAGGATGAAAAAACGGATCCTCAAATTATAAAAGCAGCGCAAGCTCAATTTGATTATTATAAAGATCAAATTCATCAACTAGTAAGCGGAGGAAATGAAATCTACTTTGGAAGAATGATGGCGTCTTATACTCCAAGTGTGTTTGGACTTTTTTATTCACCTAATGTAGAAAACTATGCTAAACAGGTATTTAATTATGACTATTCTAAGTTAAATGATACTCTTAAAGCTTATGTCGACGAAAAATATGCTAATTACGTAGAATCTAAACAGTCAGAAATAGATTCATTCACTTCATACCAATTATATAGAAGGATGTCTGAATTAATAGCAGATAATCTTAAAAATAGAGAGGGGGAAATTCTTGACGAAAAGCTTGCAAATTTAGCAGATAAATTAGAAATGGATCCCTCATCTGGAAGGCTTATTTATAAAGATAGGAATAATGGATTTATGTCCTATAATGAGTTAGTTGGAATTATCCATGGCTTAGTAGGACATTCTTCTCTAAGAAATAATCTCCCTATTATTAAAAGTCTTGCTAATTATCTTTATAGTGTTTATAATGGAGATAATGTTATTCCAGAGAGTTATAATTTATTCGATGTATTTGAGTTTGAAGAGGCTGTAGAATCTGCTTATGATTTAGATGAAAAGGGTAATCCTGTTGTAATTCTTGATGATGAAGGTCAGCCAACTGAAGAAAGGGTTAATTCTCTTCTTCCAGAGGATCCTAATGAAAGTGTATCTTCAAAAATAGTTGGAATGGTGTCAGACTTTATAAATGGTCTTATTGATGCTAACGCAACTGAACATCAAGATCTTGCTCCAGATGTAAAACGTTGGCAGGAAACTTTAGAAAAGGCTAAAGATGTCTATAATGTTGTTAATAATGTGTATAGAGATATTGGAAATGATAATATCGAAGATATACTAAAACAACTTGGATTAAATTCCACTAAATTAGTTGATGAGGAACTAATTAAGTATGAAAGTGGAAAGCAAACTTATATTCTTGAAACTCCAGTTAGACAGCAGCTGGATAACCTAAATACTCAATTATTCCAAGTTGAGGCATTGTTAAGAGGAGCAACTTCAGTTACAAGAAGTGTTGATAACTTAACCAGTATTAATGAGGTTATTAATGATTTTAATAAAAGTCATAAAAATCCAGTTTTTGAACTTCCAATTATTAGTGATAAAGTTAAACGAGCTTTAACTAATAGAATCAGTTTAGTTCAATCTCAAATTGCAGGGCTTGAAGCTATTAGTGATGCTAACGCCAATAATGAAAATATCAAAGAGCAAAAATTAAGTGTTAGTATTAAACAAGATAGGATTGATATTTATAAACAATTAAATGAGAAGGATTCTATATTTACAAAGAATTCCCTACCAGAACTACCTACCTTTGAATTCATAGATAACATTGTTCTTGATGATTTAGATAAGGATGCAATTAGTGAAGCTGATATTAAATTTGAACAGGCGCTAATTAATAATGAAGCTGCTTTAATTACTTATTATAGAGGATTAACTCCAGAACAAAAGGATACGTTCATAGGTTTACTGTGTGATTTATTCCCTGAGTTTTCTGCTGAACCTGCTTACTTAAGTTTAAATAAAGAACAGAATGTTGATCATATTCATACAATGGATGCATTAAACTTCTGGTATTTAATGTCAAACTTAATTAGCGAGCCTGCAACTTTTTACAAGCCTTACAAAGAAGTTATTGAAGAGGGACAATTTGAAAAGGCCCCTTATTATTCTCAGGAGTTTCTAGTAAAACAAGCTATTCAATATCTTAATGGAGATAAGGTAGAAATTCGCAGAATTATTTCTGTTGTTCAGCAGAAAGCAAAGGATTCACAATCTTATTCTGTATTAGAGAATATGTTTAGGTTCTGTGCAGGTTCTGGAGTTGGTAAATCAGTTGCTATACTTCCACTAATTCAATTAGTTCAAAATAAAATAGAAAATTCTCAATATTTATTTTCTGCTCCTACTGAGGCAAACTTAGAAAAACTAAATGCGGATAGAGCAAGTAAATATACAATAGCTAATTTGTTCAAGTTATTTGAAGATGGAGTTAAAATTATAGACAATAATGCTCAAGAGCAAATTAACTATACTATAGAGGACTTTAAGAAATATACAACTATTGAAGGTGCTGAAGTTAAGTTTAATAGTAAGGATTACGGACTAGCTGTATCAGATGATTTAAGAGGAATACTCCAAAATAATTTTTTAACAATTATTATTGATGAGGGAACCTATGTATCTCGTGAACAGTATCTACTATTAGATGAATTAGCCAAACAACTTAATTTTAAAATTGTCACTACTGGAGATATTTTACAATCTGGATATAGTAATGAAAAAGGAGAGCTAGACTCTTTTGATCGATGTCTAACTTTTATTGGCAGTAGTCTATATGAATCTAAAAGAGTTACTACAAACATTGGAAAGTGGAACTCAGGAAGATTAATTAAATTCCCATATAACTTAGACAGTACTACATTTGAACTTCAATATGCAGAAAATGAGTCTGATGTTGTTGGCATTAAGAATAATGCTGGAGTATTAACTCAAGAAGCATTAAATGAGTTTGCAAAGGCTCATCCTGACAGTACAATTCTTTTATATGACATAAAGAAGAATGGATTAATTCCTCCAAAAAATGTTGTATTAAAAACAGAAGTAGTAGCAGTACAGGGTCAAGAGTTTGATTATGTCTTAATCAATGGAGACTTAAATTTCCAGGATGGACCTTTAGGGATTCCAAGTAGAAAGGATGTTTATACAATTTTAACTAGAGGTAAAAATGCTACTATAATTCATGGATTATTAAAGAGCTCAAAGCAATCTGTATTTACCACAACCCAAAAAGAGTGGAAAGATGTCTATAGTATAGGTATAAACGAAGAGTCTATTAAAACTTATCAGGAATATAGAAAGGAAAGCCTAAGCAAATTATCAATTCCTGAATTAAATATCGCTACTGAGAATCCAACAGAAGCTCCAAATGAAGATATAGCACCAACAAAACAGTTAACTGTTAATGAAGTTCCATTAATCAGATCTATGCTTAGAGTACATACGTTCTTCAATCGTTTAGGAGGAATGGTTGATTCAGAACAAGTATATCATAGAGGCAACGATACTGAGGATATAAATTTATTTTTAACTGAGGATGCCGATATTCGAAGTGAGGCTTTCAAAATAGCAGCCACTCAATTAAATGCCCTGAGAAATAATTTATATTTAAAGTTAACTGGGGCAGAAAATTATAATCTTTACGGCGTAGAAGATACAGGGGAATTTTTAATAAAAGTATCTCCTTATGATTCTAGTATTGATAATGCTTGGGGAGTAGGTAATTTTGATCCAAATAAAGATTTATCTAAAGCTAAAATCTTTAGAAGATTAGTTTATAAAGATGGGGATAAGGAAGTAACTTTAGCAATCTTTCCTAATGCAGAAACAGTAGGCAAAGGCATAAATGTTGCTGGAGATACTAAATTACTGGATGCAATTCAAGAATTAGATGCAAAACAGAATCAAACAACTTACTATAGATTTGATTCAGAAAAGCTTAATTTTTACACTCCAGACTCACCCATTTTCTTTGATCCAATGAATAAGGGATTTGATAATCAAAGGTATTGAACTCCTTATCGTTATAGCTCTGGGACGCCAGATTTTGAATACTCATTCTTTGAATCTACTAAACCTATTAGAGTTAATGATGAATGATTAACTGATAAAAGAGGAGAATATTCTATTTCTGAATTATATACAGAAATAGATGCTTTGTACAAAGTAGCCTCTGATATATGAGATTCTCATACTTCTGAAGGAAATCCTTTTAAGCAGAGAAATGAAAAGGTTAGAGAAGTATCAAAGATTACAGCAAGTGCTGTAACTATTTTTGCTAAACTACGGTCTAATTATACCGATAAGGCAGCCTCTTTGGATAATTCTATAAATCAATATATAAATGATTTAAAGCAAACTTATAGAATTTTAACAGAATTAGTGAGAGACATGAAAAAGTATTCTGAATGGTCTCCTGCTATTATGGAACAATTTATAAGAAAAGCTCGAATTAGAATCTCTGTACAACCAATTCAGCTATATTATAACTATGCTCCAACTGCTGACTGGGAGGATAAATTCAAAGAGGATGTTAGAATTATAGGAACGAAAGAATCCCATAATAAGCTCTATAAAAATATTGCTGCATGGACTCAAAGATTAATAGCTTTAAAACAGTCTGGAAAACCTCTTCCAGAGTGAATTTCTAAGCTTGCAATTTCAGATTTACAAGATATTGCGAATAGAGTAGATTTTTCAAATGAGGATAAATCTGCAGAAATAATCTTTGCAGGAAATGACCCTATTACTGAGTTAAGAGTTAATCAAGTTTGGGATATTTATAAATCTATATATTCTGATTATGATGGTTTTGTAAGTTTATTGGAGGGTATAAATACAGAGCCAATGTTCAAATTGTATTCTAAGATCTTTGCCAATTATCATCAAACAGATTTTGATAAAACTTATAGAACTAATAATGTTCCTACTAATTTAAATTATACTGCAGATAATAATTTTGTATATGAAAGAGGATGGTCCGTAATGTCATATTATGACTATGAACAAGGATTAAACTCAGTATTTACAGAAGTTACTGAAGGAGCCAAAGTTGAACCAACACAAGAGGTAGTAGAAACTGTAAAGGAACAGGTTAATGATACTGCAGAAAATTTAGTAATGGAACCATCTAACCCAGAAGAGGACATCCTTACTGAAGAGTGTATGGATTTATTAGATGAATATAATGATTATGTTCATTCATTTGTTCATTTTGTAAGACAGGAAAATAATGGTATCTTTGTAACACGACAAAATATAGAATCAGGAAATCCTGTAACATATAAACTTCAACTTGGAAATCAAGTAAAATCGTTTACTTTTAGTAGGGATGTTGCAGAGAAACTGGATGCTTACATGAATAATGGAAAAAATGTTGCAATCTTTGAAAAGATGAAAAACAAATACCAATTAGTAAGTAGTGTTAAAGAACTTTTAGATATATTAACTGCAGGAGAAGAATGTTAATTTATGGATTGCACAATTAAATCAATAATCGTTGACGTTGCAAAAAGTTTAGATATAGATACATCTGGGTCGTTTTTTAACGACTCAGATATCTATTCTAAATTATTAACTCAGCTGTCTGAGAATGGCATGAGTGTAGAACCAGATTTCGTACAAGCATTGTCCGAACATGTAAAAAGATATTGTTTAAAAAATCTAGTTGATGCGGGAAGTATTAATAAAACTATAAAGGGATACTTTACATATAATACACCTGATGGAAAAATTCAATTTGATTTTACTTCATATAGAGACTTTATGCAGTATGCTGCAAGAAGAGTAGGTGATTCATTAATCTTAAATATTTTTAATGATGCTACTGGAGAGTATGAAGTAATTGATAGTAAAGAAAAATTACAAAAATCATTAGAAGTGCTCTTATGTGATTTAAGTGATACCTTTGGAGATACCTTTGCAACGTATGGTAATAGGATTAATGATGCATTTAAAGAGAATTTAAATAATATTGATAAAAGGGAGTACTATCAGTATATTCTGTTATTACATAATAGAGAATTAATCCCTGAAATTAGTAATCATTATATTAGGTATAATTATACTGAAGAAAATTTTGAGATTAATGATGGGCACCATCATGTCGCAGGATGGGAAAGAAAAGATGATAGATCTGCATATGATGATACCTCAGGCTCTTTAAAATTACTTATAGAAAGCACTCCTTTATATGACGTATTTCAATCAAAAAATGGAAGAAGAACTGCCAGACAAACTAAAAAGAATCTGACAGCAGCAATGTTTTATGAGGCTTCTAATACCCTATTAAATAATATTGCCAGGAGTGATTGAACCAGATTTAGAAAAATTATTGAAAATCCCAGATTATTGGTTGATGAAATTATTAGTTATACAGATTCATTAGAAACTATCAACTCTAATGTTGATAAAATTCTTTATAGTATAAGAACTAGATATTTTGATTCAACTGGGGCAGAGAGTGGAAAGGTTAGTATTAATTTAGTGGAAGCCTATAAAAAATCGTTCTCTAAAATAATCAAATCTGATGGTATAGATTATCTTGATACAATGTTAGCAGGAATGCTAAAGTATGTTAAACAAACATATCAAAGATATAATTGGGACGAAAATAGAACGACAAGCACTGATGTACTAAATAAAGGTGTTGTCTCTTTACAAATGGCCAATAACATTGATTATGTTATAAGTAAACAAGGCATTCCAAAAGTAAATGGTAAAAAATTACTTCCACAGGATATTGGAAAATTAACAACAGAAGCCCTTTTATATCATTTTAAAAATTTAACAGGATTTGATTTTCTTCAATTTAAAAATCAGGACCTACCATTAAATGATATTATTACTTTAATTACTAGAATAACTACAGGGGCCAAAATTAATGGGGATGATGCAAATTTAGTAGCTTTAGCTAAATATTATCTAGATAAGAATCCTGAGGTTATAAAAAGTATTACTTCCAGAAGTGATGGAAATAAAGTTCCTAATTATCGTTTAGCTAATTTATCCAATACATTCTATCAACATTTAGCAAATCTGCAAAATAGAATAGAAAACTCCCCAACTGGTTCTGAATCACCATTAATGCTATCTTTCTTATATAAAAACCCAACTTTATATAAAGAAAGTCGACTTCATCTAGATGCTTTTTCTAAAATTAAGAAGAAATTTAGATTAGCAGAGGATTTTACTGATGCTGAGCAGTTGCAAGTTGCAATTGGTTGGGATTATAATAGATCTATGAAGGATAATGGAGAGATTCTTATTGAGGGAATTACTCCTTCTGATAAGAAATCTATTATGTATCAAGTATTTGATACTACTAGAGCTATTGAAGGGTTAGGAGAAGGTAGGAATAAAAGTATTGCACAAGCTTCTTGAAAAGAGATTGCAGATTTCTTTAGAACTGGAGGTCTAGAAATTCAAACAAAATACTTAGAGAATTCTTTAAGTTTGTTTGAAAGGATTCTTAGGATAACTCCTTCCGATAATTATATAGATAGAATAAACAATATTGATTTTGCATTGAAAGGAGTAACTGAAGACGATTTAAATAATTTAGTTGATGAATACAATGCAAAAAATTATACTAACTATGTAATTTCTAATGAATTTGATTATAAAAAAGTTAAAGGTTCTGGTATTAAGTTTAATAGACTACTATATGGGTATTATTTAGCTTTTTCAAACTCAGATTCTTTCTTTGAAAATGAGTATAATTTATTTTTAAAAGACTGTAGAGAAATTTTTAGAACAGGTGACATCATGGAAGCATTCAAGAATAGATTTGGAATGACTCAGGATGATGTTAAAAAATATTTTTATACACATGCTCTATTATCCTATAATTATATTTTGCTAACTGTAGGAAGTACTATTGCACATAAGTATAAGAATCCAGCTGTATATAGTAAACCAATAGGAGAATTAACTGTTGATGATTTTACAAAAAATACCGAACAGTCTTATGTTACTTCAACCAAACGTATGGTTGCCTTAAGTGCAACGGGACATGCATACCAAAGAGGAATTCTAACAGGTTTGCCAAATACGGCCAATTATGCAACAATTAGTGATTACAACTCTCCAGTAGCGGATTTAAATAAATCTGCAGGGCAAGAAATGAATGTATGGGACGGAGCTGTATTTGCACCTATTACTACTTTATGATTATCTGATAATTCTACAGTCGATTATAAAGTAGAAGGTATTGTTAGAAAAACATTAGGACACTCTATGATTGAAGGTAAGGGGGTTGCTACTTTAAATAAATCTGCAACATTTGGTATTTCTAATGCATTTCTATTAAAAAATATTCATGGAAGATTTAAGTTAAAGGAAATGCTTAGACAGTCTTATACTCCAGCTGATTTCTTTTATGGCGGACGTTGGTTTGATATTACCAAAAATTTTAATGGTAAGAGAACAAATATTATGGGATATTATCAAATTAATGAACCAGGAAAGGGATTACAAGTATTTAAAGTGTCTAACTTGAAATGACAAGGAGATAACAATTATACTTATAATTTAGAAAATCTCGCCGAAGGTACAACTACAATAGATATACCAGTTGTATTAAGCAATCTATGGGATGTTTATAACTTATTAGGTGCAGAGTTTTCTGGAGAAATTGTTACTGATGAATATGGAGGAGATACCTTTGTTTACTCAGAAGCTTCTCAACATCAAGTTCTAAATCTGTTAAATTCTATTGGTGTGAAAACTAGTGTGGATGGTTCTGTATTATCCCAATCTGATGTAGATCAATTTCTAAAGAAGAAAATGATTCATTATTTTCCAACAGAATCTACAAATAAATCAGCTCAGTTACCTATTACAAGTAATAGTGTATTTAGGGGTAAATCTTTACCATTACATGTTATAGGATTAGATATTTCCAATACTGCTGTCCAGCTTGATGCTGATCACGCAGTTGATGATGCTGAAGTTAGTGAACCTACCCAGCTAATTTCCTTTATGGCTCAGAAAGGTTTAGTACAGAATATCACTAAGGAAATTTATACCTCTTTAGCTAATCTTATCAAATCTACATCTGCGCAATTTGTAAATAATATAGATAATCGTAGTAAACTTGTAGATATTTTTGGAAAAGGTTTAGTAAAGACTTTCTTAAAGGATAATGTGGACGTTCTTGGGTTAGCTCAAGCATTAATGGAGCAGATTAATGAAAAGATTCAAGCTAATCCTGGAGTTAGTTTAGACGATCTTGGGATTGCAATTCCATTTAGTGATGAAAACTTAATGGGAAAGATTGCATCCGATGTAGTTATTTATACTAATGGATTTATCAAACGTAAATATGCTGGTTCTGCAGATGTTATGGTTCCTTCTTATGACATTCTTATGATCTTTGAAGACGAGTCTGGGAGAAAATATAATAGTCTTGATTTAATTACAAGACCAGAAATTTTAACACATTTGCAGGAAATTGACAACAAAGAAGTTGTAGATCCATTGGCTCTAGAATTTGGAAATATTTATTACCTAAAAGGAGCAGATGGAGTGTATCACAATTTAGAAGGAATCTCAAGTTCTGTTCCCATCCCTGTGGAGTTAAATTCATATGAAGAATACTTAAGAATTCAGGAAGGATTATATACTGTTACTAAATGCTATGTTAAGCCAAGAAATTTAAAAGGACGTAATGTATTTGTGAATGTTCGTATTCAAGGAGAAGATGGAGAGATCTATGATAGAAAAATTAATATTTTCTCATTAGGATTACGGTATGCTTTAGAGTATGATACAGTTAAAGATCCTGAAGCAACAAGAACCTTCATGAATAATGTACTATATAAAGCTATTAGTGAAGGTAGAGTTGATGTCTTGAATAAAAATGGAGGTTTTATTGCATATGATCCTTCAGGAGATTGAAAACAACTACCTGTAATAGAAATTTTAGGTACTGATTACGTTAATTCAGAAATTAGTACATCTTATAAATATTCATCTGTACTAAATATTCCAGCAGGAGTAAGTATTGATGAAATCAGGCAAGGAGGTCCAGAATGATTTAAAGAGCGCATACTAATCAACAGAAAGGTAATATTTCCAGATGGAATGATACCTTCAGAGTTTGTGTTAAAATCAAATACTGGGGCACATTTACCTATTTATTTTAATAAAGATTTTGTTGAAAACTTTTTAACTGAAGAGACTAAAATTACAGTTCCAACAGATGATACAGGCATCTATAGAATTAATGATAGAGGTGAAGACCTTTATAAAATTGATGGTATAGAGTTTTACAAGGTAAATGGAACAGAAGTTGCAGTTATTGTGGACCAAAATAATCCAATGCAAGTCTTGGATAATATTTTGCAATCTGGCCTTTATTCTGGTTATGATGGTAATGTTAACCCAGAGGTTAATAAGCTAATGAAAAGAAATAAAATCTTTAAAGTTAATGAAGAGTTTATTAATGATTTAGCTAATAAACAGTATAATTCTTTTTGGGAAACCTTAAAATATATTGTAGCTCGTATCCCAGCGCAAAGTGAGCAGTTTGCAATGCCTTGTGAAATTGTAGATATATTTCAAAGTCCATATAACGTGAGCCTAGTGAATAAATATCAAACTTATGAGCAAGGTTCTGATTATGATGTGGATAAAAATAACAACCTTGGTGTAGCGCTAACTGATGATGGAGTATACCCAGCGTGGTCCTTATTCTGGGACTATAATGATTTAGAAACTTCGAAAAAGTTGCCACTTCCAGATCCAGAAATAATTTATGGAGAAAACAGAGGAGTATTTGTAGCTCAATATACTGGGAATACCCCATATTATGGAGCAGAGGGAGATAATAATCCTAATGGCTGAACAAATAAAGTAACTGACTTTGTTGATTTAACTAGTGATTTATTAGAAGCATATATAGCAGAAGATAAGTTAACAGTAAATTCTCCAAGACTAAGAAGGTTAATAGCTAAAGTAAGAAATAAAAACATTGTTATTGATATTTCTAAGTTCCCAGTTCAATCAAAATCTTCAAATGATCTTTTTAATGATGTATATATTTGGGATACTTATACAGTGGCAGCATTACAAGCTTTAGGAGGGCAATTGGCAACTCAAATAAATAGACATAACTCACACAGAATTCCTAAAAGAACTTTGGACAAAGTTTTTATGAATAATCTGGTGAATAATATGTTTAATACCTATCATAATGTCTCAACTATAGGATATGCTACATTACCTACAACAGTAGAACCTATTGAAAAGGCTGCAGCAGTATCGCCAAAATCAAGTGATAATTTCTCTCCTTTTGTTTCTACAAGTCAAATAAAGATGAATAGTAATAATAAGGTGGGTAAAGAAGTAATTGGTATAGTAGCATCTGCGATTAAAGCTGAATATGCAATTGAGTATTGGATAAGTAGTGGAAACGCCAGACGTATCGGTAAGACTATTATATGACCTGGAATTAACAAGGAATTTAGTACAACCCATTCTGAATTTTTTACAAACTCAGGAACAGTAGCAATTACTTTATCAAGTTTACTATCTCAGGCAACCGATAATGCTAAAAACCCAATTCTTAATAATATTAACTGTACTTCAGAAACTGCTCCAGGTATTATCTGAATGATTATGACTGGTGCAGACTTAAATGATATTGTTAAGATTTTTACTGATGATATTATGACTAATATTATTAGTATGGTAAAAGGTAATATGTTTGAAAATATTGACTCCGTAAGTATTACTACAGCAATCGATCAACTACTAAAGGTTACAGATAAAAAGAGTGAAGCCTACCAAAAGTTATTATTTTATCAAGAAGTATTTAAAGGAGCTGGAGAATTAACATTATTAGCCAGAGAGCTTTCAGTCAATCAGGGATTATCTACAGAGTTTGGAGCTATTGTTGCAAAGCGTATTAACTTCGAGCAAGGAATTGAACGGATAATAAATGCTAAAATTAGAGAGGATCAAATATTTGGAGGTAATCCAACTGTTAGAAAATATATAATCGGAAGAAGATTTATATTTGATAAGTTGAAATTCTTTTCTAATGAATCATATGCAAAGGATATGATTAAAATTTTTCAACAGTGTGCTACTACAATAAATGTTCTTGATGTATTAAAAACTTCTCCTCATTTTTATGAAATGGACTTTTTATCAATTAATGCAGAAAAAGCTATTGGTAATTTATCTGGAAAATATAGAGCTATTATTGAGCAAATGAATAGAACTAAGCTAATGACTAATAAACAATTAGTTATTCCAAAAAGTACCCTTTCAAGTAGATTGAGAAGTATAGCGACGGATGATATGATTGTGCAAGCTATAAAATCCTTGGATTTTAAATATCCTTCAAATGTGGAAGTAGATAGAATGGGAGAAACACATCCTTTAAATGATGTAATTTTACGTTCTATTAATAGCCCAATAGGTTTGAAAAATTTTGTTATCTTTGTAAATGAAACATTAATTCCAAGCTTGAGATTAAAATATCCAACAAATTTTTTCTTAAATAATCTTATTGCAGATAGAAAATATAGCGCATCTGGTGATGGTTTTGTAAGATATTATAAACCTATGTTTAATTTAATTGAAAAAACCAATCAAGATTATTATGAGAAAATGCTTATAGACTTTAATCTTATAGCAAACGATATAGTAACATCTCAAGATCTTGGAGAGACCTTTGTGAATATAAATGATGATAATTGGCCTAATAATACAGTTGCAGATTATATGTTTTTATATAATTTAATTGTAAATAAAAATCAAATCCTAGGAGATAGTTTTAGTAAATTATTTACTGAGGTAATTAAGAATAATACATTAATTAATTCATATTTCAATTTCATAGGTGATACTTACGATCGCAACTTTGTGTTAGATAAAACCTTAGCTACTGATTTTGAAACACTTTATCAAGTTAGAAAATCAAACTATGATGATGAATTTATGGACGATTCTTATATAGAAGATTTTGATGAAGGGCCAACAGCAAAACCTCAAAATGTATTCCCACTAAATAATGAACGATTCAAAGCTTTAAATAGAGGTGCAGCTAAACAATTAACATCTGAAAGAAAGTTGAATGTGGCATTAACTAGGGGATTATTAATTATAAAAAGTTGCTAATAATATGGCATGTGTTGAATTAAATTTAAGTAATGGGATATCGGTGTCATTTGATGCCGATATCTCGTTATCTACTAATTCAGTTATTAATTACTTGAAGAATAATTCAGAATTGGATTATATAGTAAATGGGGAAAGAGTAACTGGAAATTTATATGAATTTATTGCGGATAATTTAGGAAATAATACTACATTAAATTCAGGCAATCTAGCAGATACATTAATAGGAAATTATAAACTTACAGATACCTATCCAGAATTAGAAGGAACGGATTACAATATTTTGAAAGTAAAAAATAATTCTTTTATTACTCAAAACTTTTTTGTTAGTCCTAATAGGATTGTGGCTATATCTTCCGAAGCTAATCTTGATATAGTAGAAAAAGTAATGTTTGTTTATAATCAGTTAAAAAATGATAATCTAGCTTTTATCACTTTAGTGGATGAACTAGTTAAAGATGATTCTTTAGATATATTTGATAAGTTTTCCCAGATAGTCAATAGTGATTATGATAGTCTTCAAGAAGTAATTAAAAGAGTGCCAAGTAAATATAATGAAGAGTTATTAACTGTAGGGAAAGATCACTATATGTTAGTTAAAGGAGTATGGAAAACTTTGAAAGGGGAGACGGTAAAGGATTCCGCTAAACTTTGAGATGTATATTTTATGAAGCCAGGCTCAAGAGAAATTTCTCCTATTTCCATTAGTGATCTAAAAGAATTTAAATTAGATGAGGGAGATATAGTATATACTAAGTCAAATCAAAAATTAACTTATAACGGGGAAAATTTTGAAAATTCTTTAGGTGAAATCGTATCCGATGATACCATAATTGTAAGAATAAATACAATTAGAGATCAGGGGCTTATAGAGAGGGAGCTGCAGAAACGAGAGCCATTGAGTTACAGTAAACTAAGATTTGTTTTAGACAATACACTTTCAGAGTTTATATCTGAAGATACTATACTATTCACAGATTCGAATAATCCTTATATAGAAAATGGAAAGGTATATTTAAAAAGCGAATATCCAACTAATACTACATTTGCAGAAGTGGCAATACCCATCATATTAAATTCTTTGGTTAGTGACAAACATTTATTGGAGCTAACTAATAACGGAAATCAAGAGTCTATTAATACACTACTAAATGCACTTTTAGATTTTTATGTTAATGCAGACGATTCTTCACTAAGTGGATATGATAATGTTGAAGATATTCAATGAATAATGGATAATATAAATACTGTCTTAGATAATTCAGGTATAGAGGTTTTAAATAATGAAGATTCTGAGATTTCAAAAACTGCAAGTCAGGTATCTAATGATATTATTAAGAAATTAATGGAAGATGGTAACTTAACTATTTATTGTGTATTATAATGGAAAATTGTAAATGAAGATTAAAGGTAAATGATGGAGAGGTCATAGAGTTTACTAATGAAGAGGATGTAAAAAATTATATAGCTGCAAACAGAAGTAAATATAACTGAGAAACTGATCCAGAGTTATTGAGAGTTACCACAGAAACCTATGTAGACGAAATTATTAATAAAGCGAAAAAGGATGTGTTCTCAGAAACTTCCAAAATAGTTCCCTTAAAAAACAGAAACTTAGCTATAAATGAAGACAGTTTAGAAGAAGGAGATTCTGATACAATAGCAGTAACTGATGTTATTACGAAGCCCAACAAAGATGGAAAACGATTAGCTCCAGAAGTAATTGCAGAGAACTATGAAAGTGATTTGTTTAAAAATTATATTCTAGAATTACTTCAAAGAAGAGGACTAAATATTAATAATTTAGTTTTCCAAAGTGGACTTACTACTGATCAACGTCTTGATGCAATTAAAGAGGAACTATTCCATAATACTGTAATTACAGAGAAAACAGCAGATCATTATCTTAATTTAGCTGCAAATAAATTTAAAATTGACCTTAATTCAGAAGATTCTAAATCTTTAATAGAAAAAGTGCAAAATACTGTTAAAGAAAACTTTAGAGTTCAATTAATGGGTGAGTTTGTACATAATATTTTCTACAATTTAATCGAAAGAAAATTAAGTCCTTATGCACTAAAAGAGAGATATAGCTCTGTAATTGCTTATATATCAAAGCGATTTTCCACTATGTACCAAGATCAAAGAACTTGATTACAGGAAGAAGCTAAAGCTTTCACTGTATCTAAAATTGACTTTGATGAGATGGTAGATAATGTAAATGAGGTCTATCAAACAATATTAATGCAGCATAGTGGAAGTGATGGAAAACTTAGAGGTGGAGTCAAAATATATTCTGAAATAGACTTAACTGCAGATCTTGGATATGAAATTGAAGGGAAATCAAAAATTAGAGGTAAATTAGACTTATTTGTAATTGATGGGGATGTATCTACAATTTATGACATTAAGTTTTCTAAGAAACCTTATGATAAGTGGGCTAAAGAAAAACGATTAACTGCCATTTATCAACAGGCCTTTTACGGAAGAGTATTAAACCAACTTGGAATAAATACTAATTCACTTCAGTACTACTTAGTTCCAATATAAAAATTAAAGGGTAGGTTGGTTTCCGACGGATTAAAAAATATTACCGAAGAAGTAACTGCTCCTTATGTAGTAAGAAACTTAGATGATTACATCCCAAGAGTTCTATATTCTGAATATAAGGATCCAGAAGAAATGCTAAATATAGATAAAAAAATAGCAAAGATTCTGCCAGAGGAATATATTTTAGCTAAAACGTATAGACTTAATAAGGAAATTATTGAAAAAAGTAATATCATAAGATATAAAAATGGCAGAATTGATTTTGTAAATGATATCACTGGAAAAAAAGAGCCTTTATCTGGAGAGGATGCTATCTCAGAACGAATTGATAGATATATTGAGGAGTTAAAAGAGAGTCGTCCTGCAATGATTAATAATTTCATAGGAAGCCTTAGAAGTATATTAAAAGGAACTTTACCAGACTCTATTCCCTATGAAGGAAATAGCCGACGTAGAGGATTTTATAAAGCACTATTAGATAAGTATTATAATCAACAAGATAGGTATATAATTGTTGATAATCAAAATTTATTTGACAGAGGACTTATACCTATTGTGGATACTATTAATAATGCTATTGATATTCTTACATTGGATGAATTAAATTTAGATGATACTTTATATTATTCTGATAATGGAAAACTATCAAGTTTATTTGAACTAATCGCTAAACCAGGAACCACAAATGCTAAATGGTTAGAGCAGCAGTATGCCCAGAAAAAAATTCTGCCTCTAGAAGCTACAAGGGGAAATGCTGCATTGTTAAAAGCTTTAATAGTATTAAATGAAAGACCTGCTTTCCAAAATCTAAAATTAGGAGATATTCGTGCTGTTAATCCTTTTAAATCTCAATCTAAAAGTTTTAACGAAAAAGAAATTACTTTTATTGAAGAAATTTTATCCCAATTAGTTGTTGATGAAAATGGCACTCCTATGTCTGCAAACCTAACTACGTTACGAGAAGGTCCCTATAAAGGGCAATCACGGTTTGTATCAATTATTGATAAAGTGTCGGATCAAATTATGGCTATATTTAGGATAGACCAAGGTGGAGAAAATGCCTTGTATAAATTAATAAAAGAAAATTCCGATTTGTTTATTTCCTCTAATTTTGATTCCAACAATACTGAAGATTTAGTAGATAGATTAGAAACCCTTCTTGAAACAATTAGAACAACAGCACAATTGGATGTTAACCATTTAGATATGTCAAATCAAAATACAAAAGTTTATGCTTGGGTTGCACAAATGTACTTATATTATAAGAATGTAGATATGTTTGAAGAAAAAACTTATGCTAAACTTTTTGGAAAGGGCTTTCCTAACTGGTTTGATAGTTTTATGTTAAACTCCATGGATACAATTCGCTCCAGTAATATTGTATATTTTAGAAATATTATGGCTACCGCATTTCAAAAAATTAGAAATGAGTATACAAATTGATTAGGGGAATTACGTAAAGAAGAATCCTTATATGAAAACTCTATAGGGCATGGAATAGCAACTAGTAATTTTATTGGTGCAAAAGGAGGCCTTTATAGAAATCTTTATAGACCTGATACTTTTGATTTAACCTTTAAAGATCCTTGGGACATGAGTAATGATTTAAGTGAAGCTGAAAGAAGAATGATTAAGTTTGCGTTAAAAACAATAACTGGAAAAACTTCAAGAGCAGACTTAGACGAAAATGATTTCTTGGTTCCTTTAGTAAGAGTTAGACTAGCTAGTTTGGCTACAAATGGAAATCTAAATGCAAAGACGTTTTATGATAACTTTGCTTATGGATTTAATTCCTTTATCAAAGATACTTTCTCTGAAAGAGCTAAAGAACAAGAAAGTGCAGCAGATGCATTTGATCAATTAGCTTTTGAGTTTGAGGATAGAAAAAATGAGGATAAAAGAAGAAAACTTATTCAGGAATATGAAATTGGAGCTTTTGAAACTAATTTAGAGATAATTTTAGCTTCATATAAAATGGCAGAAGCAAAGAAAAATAATGTAAATGAAATACTTCCACAGATTAGAGCTATGCAAGCAGCATTATCTCTAAAAGGAAATTTAACAGGAATTGATGTTTCTAACATTATGGAATTCATTGCAGATACAACTAAATCTTCTTTATATTTCGAGTCATTAGTTCCTCAAGAAATGCGAGGTATGTTTAAATCTTTATCTGCACTAAGATCTGTTGCATCCAGTGTAGCACTTTCTTGGCACTTCGCTAACCTGCCTAGAGAGGTTTTAATGGGATTTTGAACTAACCTCTCCAATGCTATGTTCAGAAGATATGGAAAAGAAGCTTTCACAATAAAGGATTACGGAAAAGCACTAAAATACCTTATTTATGATTCTCCAAAATTTATAACTGAAATTACTAAGATTGAGTTGTTAAATGAGTTATATGCGTTAGCTAATATGGATCTTAGAAATATGGTTGAAAATACAATATCATATAAAAATGGTATTATAGGAGGATTTTCTAGATATTCTGGATGAGCTTTAACTGCACCTGACTATTGGAATCGTATGTCTATATTTTTAGCTCAAATGATTCATGATGGAACCTTTGATGCACATTATATTGATAAGGATTCAGATGGAATTGAAAGACTTAAGTATGATATGGAAAAGGATAAACGATTTGATGTTTATTTAAAATACAAAGACCATGCTGTACCTGATTCAGTTAAATCTGTATATGAAAAACAATATGGACTCTATATAGCTATGTTGAGGCAGTTTAATGTAGAACGTGAACGTACTGGAGAGCCTTTATATAAGGTTGGAGACAAATTTGAAATGGCATATACGGTACTGCAAAGGGAATCTATAAAGTCTTTTGCAGATGAATCCTTTGGTTATTATGACCTTGAAACAAAAGCAGAATGAAATAAGTTATGGCAAGGAATGCTGTTTAAACAGTTTATGACCTATCTATCTGCTAAGAAAACCCAATATACATTAAAGAGAACTACTGTTGCTTCCCAAGGACATTTCACACCTGTAGTAGATGTAAAAGGTAATCAAAAATATATTAAGATTATTACTGATGCTAATGGTACATGAGTAAATTCAGAAATTGTTAGTGAAGATACTGGTATTCCTTTATATTCATGAGAAGGAAGAATAATGGAAGGTATTTTTCAAACATATCAACAGTTATTTAAGGATGTATATACAAATGTTAAACAAATGGTTAGTAAAGATCCCGAGTTAAGTACAACGGATTTATGAAGAAAATATATTAAGTCTAATGATATTGAAGCTGCTAATTTTAAGGCTTCATTATATGATTTAACAATGTTTTTGTTTTTTGCTAAGTTATTACAAATAATGCTTTTGGATGACCCTGAAGAATCTGGAATAAAGTATAAAGACCAGATAGCAGATAGGAGCTGGTGATTCCGTAATGGAATTGACTTAGTTAATCGCTCTCTTGATGATATGGGTGTAATAAATGCTGTTACTAATGGTTTGTTAAATTGGAATCCTCCATTCTTAAGTATCCTCCAAAATAGTATTAGAAGTTATGCTGCAGCATTTAAACTTGAAGATGTTAACTTTGCCGAAGCTGCTCTACTTGGAACTGTAAACACTTTTGGAATGTTTAGACCATTTAGACAGGATATTAATAACGCAATAAAAGAAAAATAAAAAAAAATAGCCCCCTACGCTGGAACGAATCCAACATAGGGGGCTAACTGTTTATTTTTTACTTTTTAATCCTCCATTGCACACAGTGCAACTAGAACCTTTTCCTGATTCTTTAAGATTAAAAACTCGAATATACTTTCCATATTTATTATCCTGGAATTCATGTTCAATCTTATTGCTTTCGCAATATCCACATCGTTTTATTTCTGTAGGCATAATTTACTAATATTTTTTATTTTGTAAAATAAATCTGACAATGACCCATCATTATTAATCAGATAGTCATAGTCTCCATTTCCATATAACGTTAAAAGCTCTCTTTCTGAGGCATGAGAGCCTGCCTTGCACTCTGGTCTATGGATATAAATAACTTTCCCTCCTCGTTTCTTTGATTCTTCAAATTCAATCTGGAATCGCAGATCTGAGATAATCATATTTTTGTACTCTTGCTCATATGTAGTTAAAATCCATAATTTATCCCCAAAATAATATCTCATTATTTCAGTTCCAAAGTATTGCAAAACCTGCCTAATAGAAAGTCAGTAATCTTCAGTTAAAGAAGGATTAAGATCCTTGGCTAACTTTGAAAACTTATTATCTACTAGAATTTTTTCTCTTTCTACAAAATTCTTATGATGAATTGTTAAAGTACTGAAATCTACGTAATAGTCCTCTTTAAATTGTCTATCTTCAAATCTTTCAACACTAACATTAAGGAGTATTGAAAGAAGGCATTTTAAAGTATCAGCAAATCTACAAATCTTAAACTTTCCCTCTGTAAAGATATTGCAATGTTTATACATTCAATATGTTTGCATTCATCTTGGAGAATTCAAACAAAATTGAAGCATTTTAGCACTCTCATCCTTACCACTTCCCTTTAAACCAGCTATACATAGAATATTCCTAGTCGACATGTGTTTTGATTTTAAATGGGAGATTATGAAGAGTATCCATAACTTGTCTATCTTTTTCTCTATAAAAATTAGAAAGGATGCCCCTACATAAAGTATATGTTAAAGATTTATCCTCAGATGTTGCATTTTTCCAAGTGTTTGACTCTAACGCTCTAGCTATTCCAGTAATGGGATCATGAGAAACATATCTTGTATCTACATTTAAGGACTTAAAAACTTGAGATACTCCTGTTGTTCTCATGGCTTTATTCTTAAATATATTATCGAAATTCCCATATAATAAACATGTTACTGCAGCAGGGCTTTCTGTAACATTCATTCCTTGTAAAATTTTTAATCCCAGTTCTACAGTAGTATCATCGGTTGATGCTAGCATATCATTTAATGACAAGATACTTTCTTCGGTAATCTTTTCCAATGTGCCATTAACTAGTTTATCTAGAGTACTTTCTTTTGCATATTTTGGATATACAGAAACTATATTATCAATTGTTTCTGCATAGGTTTCATCACAAAATACTAACTTTCCACTATAAATCAAAGTGGAACCTTTAGGTAAGGTATTTATAGTTTTGACGCCATCTATAAAGTCTGTTCCCTGAGAGCAAACATCATTATAAATAAATGAATCATTATCTTTAAACAATTTTGGACAAATACTGTAAATTATTTTAGTTTGATCCTCTTTAACATATTCAAATAAATAATACTCTCCACTACTAGGATAATAGTTAAGAGAATCTGGAATTATAGCAGCATCACATCTTGCTACCTTAATAACTCTTTGAAATTTTGTATCCCTAATTTTGAACCGTGGATAGGTTGAACTAGAGTCAAAATATAGCTTAGTTACATCCGATAGATCTGTAAGTTTATTAGTTAGCGCAGTATTTACTTCTTCAGGGGTATGTAGCACCATTGAAGTTCTAACTGAAAAATGTATATTTTCTGAATGATATGAAGACCATTTACATAAATTTGCTGACCCACTATTTCTCCTATAAGGAACGAGAAATGCAATATTAATTCCGTTTAATTTCATATTATAAAATTTTAGCTCTGATTTTAGGATTCATAATTAACTTATTTGCCCTTCCTGAAAACTTTGTAGTAATCGTTTTAATTAAATGAAACAATAAGTCTTCAGTTAGTAAAGGTTCAGGAGAATTGATAAATTCAAGTAATCGATCTTGAACTACTTCCGTTTTAGCTCCCTTTTCTCCGAAATATAAAAGACTATAATTAAGTAATCGTGTAGATAATACAGAAGCTATATCTGGACGATATCCATTACTATCATATACACAACTTTTAATTTTAGTTTTTACAGTATCCCAAGGTTCAAACAGCATATCTTTAGGAGCAATTAGCTTATCCAGTTTATTAGCAATAAACGTAGTAAATAAGTTTCCAACAATATTTTCTTTAGATGTAAAACATCCTTTAGCAATATTAAGAATCATTGCTAGATTTGCTGAGGTGCTCCAATCCTTTAAACCAGAAATAGCATTACAGAAGGTAACATAACTTCTTGGATTAATCTTCTGCACATTTCCCTCTTTTTCAAATATTTCAGGATATAATAATGCAAAGTTAATAGCTCGGGAATCTAATTTGTCAGTTTCAGCCCAACGTGCCCACACATTAACATCAAAATCAATTTCAAAGTTAATATATCGAGTTTTCTGAGCATTATCCATAGTACTAACATTATAGTCTCCATTATCAGGATTAGAAGTTAATACTATAGTACAGTTCTTTGGAAGTTTCCAAGAAATATATTCACCTCTATCAATAAGCTCCATAGTCGCCTGCAAGAACATAGGAAGTGCTCTTGAATAGTCATCAAGAAGAAGTATACATCCATTTTCATTATCTTCTTTTGGCATCCACGTAGGAGGTGCATAAGACATTCGAGTTAAGTTTTGAACCTTGTACCCATTTTGAAGATAATATGCCAGCAAATCGCTTGAAACTCATTGACATTCACCTTCATCAGAACATACATAATACTCTTTTATAGGAAATCCAATTAAGTCTCCCAATTCTTCACACTGAGAAAGATTCAATTTGATGAATCCCATATTCAGTTCTTCAGCTATTTGTAAAATTGTAGAAGTCTTTCCAATTCCTGAATCGGCTTCCAATGAGATTGCAGTGGGAATTTTTCCAACTTCCACTAAACGTTTGTTATTCTCAATAATATATTGAAATATAGTTTTAAATTCTTCTAAATTAACTTTATTCAGCTCCATTATCAGATGGGATAAACATACTGTAACCTGGATAATGATTATTTCTATTACCATTAGAGGTAATTACCCAGATCATCTGCTTCATTACTTTAAAAGTATCTGTAGGTGCATAGCCATCTGTAAAGAATACTAAAGTAGAATATTGTTTTCTACATTGATTGTAGTAATCAATAACAGGTTTGAAGTCTGTACCTCCTCTACCAGTGAATGTACCATCAAAAGTCCCTTTGAATGGATATATCCTATGTATTCTAGCGTCGCACTCAATTACATCAACACCTGCCCCAGCTTTCCAGATGTGATAAATCTCGCTAATAAAATCTTTTAACTCCTTAGTACTAACGGAACCAGAAGTATCAATAGCAACTAAAATATCATGTTTATGTTTTAGTTTAATACCTGCAGCTCCCTCAAACCGTTTAGATACTTTACGATGTGTCTTTTTTACAAAGACATCAATAGCAAATCCTAAAAGTCGTCTAAAATAGGCCTTCCAGTTAAATATAGAAGGTTTTATTTTAAACAATTTATCCACATATGCTTTTAGCTCGGAAGGAATAGTTCCTCTAGATTTAATTACTTGAGTTGCAACCTGTTTTACAATGTGGTCAGTTTGATTGTTAATTAAAGTTTTTTCTGCGTCTGATAAATCAGAAAAATCCTTTCAATGATTATGGTTTTTCGGCCCCCCAGAAGAGTCTTTCTTATCTTTATAAAGGTATTCATAATAGTATTTGGTTCCTGCTTTCGGAGGAAGCATAGGATCAATATCTTTGATATCAATAGCATCTTTTGGAAGAACATCAATATATTGATTTACTTCTGCGTCAGCGGCAATATTGAATACTTCTTTATCATTAAAAGATTCTTGCATTAACAAATGTTTAAATGCAATATGCAATAGCTCATGTTTTAATACTCCTAATTGCTCATCATCAGTTAAAGTATTTCAAAAATCGGGATTAACACATAATTCATAGTTAATCCCGTTTCTTGCAACTCATGCTGTTGCATCATCTTTAGAATAATATTTATTTAAAGATAATAGAAATAAACCATAAAAAGGATCTTTAACTACAAGTTGTTTACAAGCTTTAATCAGATCCATATTTATTTATCTCCATGTTAACGTAGTCTACAATGGCATTCATAGGAAAATCATACCTCCTTAGCTTACCATCGTTAGATGATTGATATACTTTTAAGACCACATGGTCACCTCCAGCGTAAATAGAAAAAGTATCTTCTATAACATTTGTAACTTCCTTTTCAGTTATTCTAAAGTTTTTACAATCATTGTCCTCCATATAATCAATTATTTTATCTACAATAAAGGAGCAATATTCAGCCAAAGCTGATTCATAATCAAGATTCAAAGTGGTACATAATTCTCCTCCTTTGTAATCAAATACTCTAAAAATATGATACTTAAACATTACCAATCAATATTAATTATATACTTACCTTCTTTTAAAATTCCTTTGTTCTCAAGATCTTTAATGATCATACTAACATGAGGATAAAAGTTTCTATCCCAAAACAATTCATGCCTATATTTTTCTAAAAAGTTAGGAGTATTAGGATCTCGTTCTAACCATGCTTTGAAACTTACTCCTTTTATTTCTCCATTAACTTCTTCTGGAATTTCTTCTCTTTCATAATCCTCTATATAATAATCTTCAATAGGTACTGTGAAATAGTAAATTCCTCGGTCTTTACAACCATTTTGTTGTTGAAAGTTATAGACTCTTCCATAAGTAGATGATACTAAATTATCCCATTCATCTACTTCAAACATTATTACATTTCTAGGCATATTAATCGTATCTTCCCCCTGATAAAATCCAAGCACTATTACCTTGTTTATCTGTATATAGGGTGTAATAATGGCAATCTCTCCATCCAGCTATATTGTCAATATCATCAACTGTTACTTCCTTAAAGTGGTCTGATTTTTCTGCATGGCCATAATAAAAAGTATCTTGATATACTGGAGATCCTTGCTGTAAAATTTTAACAAGAAGTGCTTTCTTTTCCCCAAAAATTGCACTTCTTTGGGAACCATCTACAGTATATGGATACATTTCTGAAAATTCTAATCTAGTCATTATTCATATTTATTTAACCATCCCATTTGCCAACATCTAAATAGAAAATTATCAAGTACTTTCATCTCATCTGAAGATGATTTAATATTAGTACTTGACATTATATCTTCTTTAGCTTTAGCAATTATTTCGAACCTATTATCTCCACAAATTTCTTCCATATATTAACTATTTATTAAGTTTCTTTTTATGAATTCCTCTTTTAAAGGAACAGCTAGTTCGCGAGCTTGGGGATGTGCAGCTTTATCACATCGTAGTTTGAAAAACCCTTTCCATTGTTCAACAGTTCCAGTCATAATTAGTTCTGTTTTAAGAGAATTCGGGAGGATTGAACGAGCTTGTTGTGGAGTCCAGCCTTCATCTAGTAAAAGAAGATAAGACTTTTCTGCATTTTCTAATGCATACAGAAAATTATTATAATTTGAAGACTTTTCAATGTATCCAAAGTTTTGATTCCGTATATCAGCTCCTACACGATATCCAAAACCATCATACCAATAACTCTGCCCTTCTGGAATATCTAACCAACAAGGAATAATAAAAGTAAGTTCTTTTCCAAACTTATCTTTACTATAGTTACAATACATTTGTTATATTAAGGCTCTTTATCCTTAATTCTCTTCTTTTCAGAAGAGTATCGGACTATATCATCATCCTCTACAGGATGCCCAGCACTCGTGTTTGAATTATATTCTACACTAAAATACTCTAAGCCATCAAGAATTGTACTAATCTCTTTACAAGTTTTATTCCAATCTCTATTGGCTATATATTTGTCCCAAAATTCCTGTAATACAGGACATTCAAAAATTATTTTAGACATAGTTTCATCAATTAGTCTCTGAACCTTCCAGAGTTGTTAACCTCTGGCTTGGCTGCTGATTAGCATGATTTATAACTTTTTATAAATTTTAGCCTTCCAGCAGTTCACTGGATTTTCATAATAGATTACTCTATTATGCCGCCATCTGACGGGTGCTTTCCTGAGCAAATGAAAATACTCTGTGTCTTACAAGTTCGTGAGATACACCACGATCACAAATAAACTTTACTGTAATTCGTTTTTCATGATATTCAGTAGGTTCGCAAAGATATTTTAGATCGTCAAGCCAGTTATTTTCATACAATACTCTATAATTAGTTGTAATAAAAGATTTATTAATATATGGATCGCTATTTAGTCCTCTACAGTTATAGTTTTTATATTCATTAACTAATGAATATTTATTACTTTTATATTTACTTACAAGTGTAATGTATGCTTCTCCTAAACCTTCAAATGTTAAATATACAGTACCATGTTCTAGCATAGCTGTGTGCTGTCTATCCTTAATCATATTAACAAACTTCTCTGCAGAATCCTCTGTAATACGATCCTCTGATTTGTAGCACGTTCTCCCTGCTCTTTCAATTTGCTTATATATTCCCTGAATACCTGATTCCTGTTCAAGTATTTCAAAAGATGATTTAATTAGCCTCATATTCTTTAATTTTATCTTCTAATTCTACTTTAGAAATACTTCCTACATGCCTCCAAACTTCCTTATTATCCTGTAGTAAAATAAGTACAGGAATATTTCTAATTTTATAGTTAGTTAACACAATAGGATCCACTTCATCCACATCAATATCTTCTATTTCTATTTTATTTTTGAGTTCTTCAAGAATAGGCATCATGGCACGGCAAGGACCGCACCATGATGCTCCAAATTTAATTAATTTTATCATATTTATAATTATTCATGTATCCAATAATCTCCAATAGTTAAATCAGCACTAAGCTTAGCTCTTTTACAAAATACTGCACCAGCCTTCTCCATACATTGTACAAGAACTTTTCCTATCTCTTCTGCAATCTCCGCAGGAGCCTCAAGATTAATCTCATCATGTACAGGTATACAATATTTTACTTTAAACAATAAATTATGTTCCTGTAAATATTTAAATAGAAAAATAGACGCATACTTGAATGTAAGGGCGCCAGCGGCCTGAATAGGGTAGTTGATTGACTGTTTCTCGGACTCTGCACGTCTTTTTGCTAATTTTCTAACATTTTGTACAGTTTCACAATCTGGGGCATCTCGTTTCATTTCTCTATAATACTCCCAGAATCCTTTCTCACATTGTTTTTTCCAGAGGCGTTTAAGTTCAGCAAAGTCATAGATATATGCTTTATGCCCAGTAATTGGACTTAAAAGTATATATCCTTTTTCCATTACATCCTTTCTTCTAAACTTTTGATAGTCTCTCAGTCCTGAGAAACCCTCCATGTAGTTAGTATAGATTTCTTTGGCCCGCTCTTCAGAAATTCCATAATTTCTAACAAGAGTATTATCCATTCCTCCATAATTAAAACAGAATTCATAGCCTTTTGCTTCTTTTCTTAGATGATGATACTCTGTTTTAATTGCTTTAAGGGGAGTGTCTCTTGGAATTTCAAGGAATACCATTTTAGCAGTTAGGCTATGTAAGTCTCCTGAACCATTCACTAATTCGTCAAGCATAGCTTTATCATTGGCAATGGATGCCATTAAAAAACTTTCTTGGCCAGAATAGTCGGCTGAAATCCATTTATTGCCTGGCTCTGCAATGAAACAAGAACGTGTTAAAGCATCACTTGGGAGATTTTGAAGATTCGGATTAGTTGAACTCAATCGGCCCGTATCAGTGCCTAACTGGTTAAAATTAGCATGAATGCGTTTAGTCTTTGGATTTATAAGATCTAAAAACTTTTCTCCAAAGGTATCTACTAAAATCGCAGCTTTCTTATACTCCATAAATATAGAAATTAATGGACTTTTAGAAGCTTGCGGTCCTATAACTTTAATATCAGTAGACTTTTTTGGACGTTTGGTCTTAGGATCAATTACTGAAAGATTTAAACCAAGATCTTCAAAAAGAGGAATCACTTGTTGTGCACTCTTTCAATTAATATGACATCTGGGACGAGTATCAAATCCATCAAACAGATCACCTTGTCTATTTACAGTTGTATACTTACCTCCCATATTATCTTCAACTCATTTATTGAGTTGACAGATTAAATCTTCACATAAGTTAGAATCATTCTCCAGTTTCTTTTTCCATTTCTCTGGATCAATTTTAGCTCCACAGAATTCAATATAAGCTAAACATCTAACAAATGCGTTTTCAACACGGATAGCATCAAGAAGACCTTGTTCTTTAAGTTTTTCTTTTTGCTTCTCCATTATAGGTTCTAGGTATTTAACATCTGTTCCAGCATAAACTATAACATCTTCTGTTAAACCCTTATTTATAATTTGACCTCGAACAGTCTTATCCAGTTCTACTCCAAGATAATTTATTCCTGCATCTTTAAGACCCATTCCATGCATACCAGAAGGATATCCGAGCCACATAAGCTTCTCTGCAAGATACCCATCCCATACATATCTTGGAATAATTCCATAGTAGTATAAAAATTTTAAGTCAAATTTTGCATTTCAAAAAAGAAATAATCGCTCAGATTCAAGATAATCTTTAAATAACAAAACATTAACTGTTGTACAATCAATAACTACCTGAAAATCAAAGCATCCTAGCTGAAGAGATAACAGTTTTTTAGTATAGACATCGAAACCCTCAGTTTCAGTATCCACACCAACAATCTTTAACCTTTCCAACATACTTAAAGCTTCTTTAACAGAAATACAAGTATATTTAGTGGATTTTATTAAGGCTGGAGCGTTAGTGACTAAGTATATCATTATTCTTCAATAGTATATATCTTGTTAAAATCAATTTCATCTATTCAGAACTTATAACCATTCCAGTTGCAATAGAATCCATTGATTCTCTTATTTTCTCTATGTTGTACTTGAAGTTTCAAAATACGATCATTATAATCATATTTTGTCATTGGTTCAACTTCAAGATCAAATCCTTTAACTTTAGCTTTCATATGATATTCTATTTAATCATTCTTCTTCAACAAAGTATGCAGAAGAACCATATTTAGACACTCATTCATCATCATTAATGAGACAGGCATGTTCGTTAAAACCAGATTCAGTCATTAAAAATTGAATATCTGGTCATTCTACAATTACATATTTATTCATTATAGCTTCAGTTTAGTAAGTCAATCTTGTAGTTACATTCCTTAATTTCATCCCCAAGATTATCTTCTATAACTTGATAGATATCATTTTCAAGAAAAGACCAATCATCTGGAGATTTGATTTCAAAGTGGCCAAATGTAGTTACTTCTCTTATAATTTCGGAAGCAAATAGAATACCATCGAGATTTACATATAACCTATAATTATAAGTTACTTGTATATCATTCCAAGGTGCTGAAGGATCATTATCTCAACAGCTATCAGGAATATTCTTAGACATAAGAACTAATAAATAATAGAATAGGCTCATATATAGGAGTAATGCAGTAATTCATCCTACATACTCCTATATAAAGCATCTGATATAATTTAATTAAAGTTCGCATTTCATAATTTTATTTATTGCATCTTCTGCTATTTGTGCACATGTACTAGGAAGCCCTTGAAGATATACTCTAGCCATTCCAAATTTGAGTTTAATTTGCGCATAAGTAAACTCTGGATTTATTAATTCAAATAAAACAAAATGTTTATCTAACCAATCCACAACCTTCCCTTCAGCATCACTAAACTCCAATCCTTCAAATCCTTCTTCTAAATGGTTCTTCCATTTATCATTAAATTCATCAACAGTCATATTAAAAATCTCCTTTCCAAACCTGATTGCATAGTAATCCTAGCTTTCTCCAACAATCGTTCACAACCTGGTCTCGATCGTCGAATACCGCAGCTACACAATATTTATCTTTAATATGTTCATTATAAATTTCAGTCTTAACAATAGCATCCTTTCTATAATCTTTTTCTTTTCTCATATAGAATAAAAAATCGCTACATGTTAAATATCTATTCAGCCATTTAAGAGTTTCTTTCCTACATACTTCGGTATCTTCACGACCTGTAACAATAATAATTTGATACATCTTTGATAAAGAGTTAACTAAATCAATGACAGGATTATTTGGAAGATCCTCATTTACTCGATGATACTCAAACGGACCTCTTCCATTCATTAATGATAAAGTTCCATCAATATCACAAATAATAGCATGAGGAAGAGTTTCATCTTGTTTAAGAATAAATCTTTCTTTAGCTGGAGATTCCTTTTCTTGGTTTACAATTTCCTGAGACATATCAGGAAAATATGTATTAAAGAACCTACGTAATACTGCCAGTCCTACTTTACGAGTTCTTTTCGTATCACGCCAGTACGCTTCATTAAATGAAATAACAAACTTTTTAAACTCTATGTCTACCTTTAGTTCAGTAGCGAGTTTAGTTAACTTATCAATAGTTTTCTGATTAAGATTAGTGGCATCTACAATAACATTTAAGTTACGATTAATAGCTGCTCTAATAGAAAATTCTTCAATATCAGAAATATAATTTTCACGAGATGGAACCCAATATTTACCAGTTCCCTCTCTAATTTCATCTCTGGATACAATTACCCAGTTAGGCTTATCCTTTATAAACTCTTTAGCCCAGGTACTTTTACCTGAAGCAGGACAGCCTTGAAGTACGATCATCTTACTCATTATTCTCCCTCCACATTTGATACATTGGTGCAGATACTTCTAAAAATTCACTAAAAGCTTCAGTCACCTTATAAATTGATTTAAATACATCAATTCTATTCACTCTTCCCTCTTTAATTACTTGGATTCCCCATAAAGATTCTTGTATAATTTCATCATCAGATAAACTTCAAGGATATTTACAAGCTCCTAATAAACTGTTTTCCAGTAATTTTCTAAGCTTTATAATATCTGGCTTTACATAGACAGATACATATTCTTTTATCTTATAGGATTTTCCAAGTGATGCGCAAACTATTGGGAGCAAACTCCCATTTTGCATTCTTTGAAACCAACACTGAGAAGAAAGATATTTTACATTATCATATTTTTCAGGAGGTTCTAGAGCATCAGTAACAATAATATATTGAAATCCAGAATCAAATAAAGAACAAGGAAGCTTATAAAAATATAAAACTTCCTTGTTTTCTTTGAGTGCCTGAATTTCTTCTTTAGAAAACGACCTCATTATTCTTGTCCTGATTCAATGTCAGCTTCCCCCTTATCGAGCATCTTAGTTTCTCTCTCAAGGAATGCTACTGACTTAAGTTTATAAACATCAATTTCACTTACTTCTCTACGAAGTACAATTCCCTCTTCGGGAACTTTGTTGTTACAAAGAACAGACTCTCTCTCTAAGTATTTATCTCTCAATGCTTGCAAGAAATTTTCATGCCAATGCTCATTGGGATTCAACTCAGGGAATAGTTGTTGTGCTGTTCCATAGTAGAGCTCTTTAATACAATGAATTCCATACTTTTCACAGAAGGTCTTCATTTGTTGAGTAGAGAATTCAAAAACTCTTCCCTCTACATTAGTGTATGTAATTCTGTAAACAATAATGTCAAACAGTTTTGCATCATACATTTGTTTAGGAGTCATTTTTGAATACTCATAAGTTTTAGGATCATAGATACATTGATAATCATATCCAGATTGAATCATAGATCCTGTAGGCATATATCCCACAATTTCTGCGTAGATAGAAAGCCCCTTAGATAAGTAATCCTTTAGTACTTCGAAAGCAAGGTTCCAAATGTCACAATCATAATATCCTTTGGTCATTCCAGGATTTAGTTCAGGGTTTTTGATAACCTTTCTAGATGAACAGAATTTCTTATATTCACTTTCAGATACAGGAACTCCAAAGAATTTAGCAATTTTTTCCTTCAGAGAAAGATTTTTCTTAGTAAGTAGGTTACATAGGATCAAACTTGTTCCATGCTCTTTCCAAGAGATATTAATGATGTCAGTTGGCTGAACCTTATGAATATTTTTCTGTAGCTGCTCTGTATCAATGTGAAAATGGAATTGATCGTCAACTATATTAAGAACTTTCTTCTTTTCTTTAGCTGAGCCATTAATTCCTCCACCAGAAGTTTTAGTAGGAATCACATATTTCCAGACAAACAATTTATCATTTACAGTATCAAATTCTGTTCCTACTAATTTTGACATTTCAACAGAATCTATAGGTTCTGCAATTCCTTCTCCAGCAAATTTACACAACTCATAGATAGGCATGATAAGCCCTTCTGATGCAAGTCCTCTTAATTTAATACATTTTACTCGACCAGACTCTTCAAAAAATCCTTGTTTAGTAGGATCAAGATTAAGGTCTGCTTTTCTGTAAAGATTATTAACCTTCAAAAAGTCGGAATTGATAACACATTCAACAGGAAAATATACATAGATTCCCTCTGCAGAATCAATTGATGTGGAAATTATATATCCATCAACAGTTGCTAACTTTAGACGCTCAGCATTAGGGTGAGGTCTAAATGAATCAATTTGCACAATCTTAGCAAGGTAGTTAGGATTGCAATCTTTGCTTCTCGTTAATTTCATAAACGAACTTTTTATATTTGTATAATGCTAATTTTAATGTAGTTAAAGCTTGTTCTAATCCAGCTTTATCATCAAGTAGTATATTACCATAGGCTTTCATAGAATACCCTGGTAAGAAAGGTTCCACAGGATTGACATCAGTAAATTCTAATCCTACAGATTTACAATAATTTACAGCTTCCTTTAAACGGGACCCAGATCTACAGGTCCATAGGACTACCGTAGCTCCTAGTTCTTGGGCTTCAATTAAAGTATTAATTATGTCTTTACAAAGAGCTTCAGAAGCTGTATTATACGGTTTAATTGTATCATCATAGTCTACAAGAATTCTAACTCCTTTATATTTAATCCAAGCCTGATACAATTTCTCTACATAAATATTTAAATCCATATTAGAGATTCGGTTTCCCAAATTTTAGATGCTAATGAATCATATAAATTAATATATTTTTCATCCACATATTCGTACCCTTCTTCATCAACTCTGAACACTCCCTGTTCAAAATTTCTATAAAGAAAGTTAATCACTCTTTCGTGAACCCTTAATTGATTTATTTCCATAAAGCATTCGTTTTGTAAAGATAGTTTTCAAATCTTCATAGCTAACTGGAGTAAAATTATTTCTGTCTACTCCTACATCGTACTGATTCCATGGTGCATTTTTAGCAATTACAATGTCAAATCCTGTTCCTTTTAAATCAGGAGTGCTATGAATATGCCCATGCAAGTTACAAATACTTCTGTTGATTCCTGCCCATGTAGCTAAAGGATAATGAGTCATGATAAAAGTTGAGTAGTCTTCTAATTCTGTATCATAAATAGATACTTGCATCATGTCTCCTACAGCTTCAAAACACTCAGTAGGAATATCATCACTTCTATCATGATTGCCTTGAATAAGATATTTTCTACCTTTAAGAGCATTAGCTATTTGGCGCCATTTACTTTTATCTGCAAAAGCAAAATCGCCCAAATGAAAAACTATATCATCCTCACTAACCACTTTATTCCAGTTTTGAATCAATGCATGATCCATTTCTTGAATACTATTAAATGGACGATCACAATACTTAATTATGTTACCATGACGAAAGTAACTAATGAGTGTCGCTGGTGAAAAACACCTTGCGACACCCTAAATCCTCCTTATTAAATATTATTTTTAACATAATTTACTTACAATATATACTTAGATTCTTAAATAGCTTTGAGATCTGTTTATCGAGCCCTTTAGCTTTAGAACTTTTAAATTTGTTTACACAATCATAAATATAATAGATAATTGATTCCTTACTTTTTGCCAAAATTAAAGAGGAAAGTTCTTCATCAGCAGTAGTCTCTTTAATTGGGTATACAATCGTTTTCATTAGATTAGAATCTAATAGCATCTTATCTATTAAACCCTGATTACATTTAGGAGCAATAGAGGGATTTACGCTCCAATCTAGATCTTCTTCTAGATAGTCAAACAATACTGAATTATTAATTATAATAAATTCATTTAAATCAGCAATAATTGTAACCAAAGGTGGTTCCTTAAAAGATTTTAAGTAAAATAAAACTTGAATAAAAACCTTAACTAAGCTAACTCTATTATTAAAGTTTTCATTATATTTGAATTCCACTAAAACAGGGATCCCCCCCCCCAAATAGAAGTATGAATCACAGTTATTTTTCTGTTCAGGAGTAATTCCAAACTGTGACTTGAATAAATTATTGTAAACGATAGCTACATCTGATTCTACCTTACAACTTTGTAAATCTGTATATAGTGACATAATATTAAAAATAAGCCTCAAATTTCGATTATAATTTTAATTGGAACTACCTCTTCAAAATAATAATTTAATCAAAATTTGAGGCATGAAAATTACGAATTTATGTGTTCTAAGATAATCGAAGACTCAACTTTTTCTCCAAATTCTTCCATACAAGCATCTTGAAAAGCTTTAAAGTTTTTCTTGTCTTTTGTAATAGAAAGCCTATTAAGGTATTGTAGAACGACATTCTTAGGAACACTTACAGGAAGGAAGGGATGAAGAATAACCATCTCTCGATTTTCAGCTTCAAAGAGTTCCAGGTTCTTATCCTTGTAAATCTCACAAGTTTCCTTTCGTTTATTAAACATCTTTTTAATAATCTCAGTATCAGTTTCTCCAGATTTCTCCTTCATATAAACATACTCAGATTTGATGTTTCTAAATGCAATAAGCATTTTGTGATTTTGTTCTTTCATATACTTTTCAATATTTGAATTTACAAAATCAATAAAAGAAATGTTATTCATCGATTATTTTAAATAATTTTTCAATAATTTTATCTACTTTAAGCATAGCTTCATCATATGCTTCTTTAGCTACTTTCTTCCCATTTATATAATATTCAGGAAGTTTTTGACATACATCTTTAACAACTTTCTCATCCTTTGTTGCTTCAGATAGTTTCTCCAGTATATCAGACTCCATGATATTTCCTGTAACGGAATTAACAACCTGTCCCGAGCCTGATTCACGTATATAATCTCCAGATTCAATTCGTTCTCTGACAAACTTTTCTTTAGCATCCTCTTCAAACTCTTTTACATCAGGACGATCTACTATTTTCCTTTCTGGATATTGATCATCAAGATAAATATTAAAGTCTTCTATAGAACATGTTGGATATTCTGCATATCTTTGAATTGCTAAAGCTCTACTTAATCCAACAGAATCAATTAGCATTTGAGTATATAAATTATATAATACTTTGTGAGCAGCTAATTTAGATATATCTATTCCTGATTCTTTTAGATCATTTACTTCCTTGTAATAATCAATTAGTTGATTAATAATGTTTTCTAAATTTTTATTCATAATTTCGAACTGCTTTAAATACAGGGAGATTAGGTACTGGAGTATTTGTTTTAGTCATTCCAAAATGTTTTACAGTACCCATTTGACCTTTTAATTCTTCAATGTGATCACGATATCATTGTTTTAAAGCTCTATCTCCCATAGGCTTAGCCTTGAATTGATATCCTTCTTTAGTTTCCATTAAGAAACATAAATCCTCATCTCTGAGGCCATCTACTAAATCTAGAATTTTATATTCGTGATCTTCAAACATTTTAAGTTTAATCATACGATTATCTCGTGTGCCAAACTTGTATTCTTTATCTGGATTTCTGATCACTAAACCTTCCCAACCATCATTAACATATTGATCGTGAAGAGCTTTCATATTTAGCCAACCTGATATTTTTACATGTTTAACCATTACAATTTTGTCAGAATCAGAAACAGCTTTCTCAAAATCCTCTAAAATCTTTAATCTATCCTTAAATTTTACATCAGGGATAGCTAAATCGTAAACATAATACTTTAATTGCTTGTGCTTATCATCTAAGGTTTGAAGTCTGACAATACCAGAAATATATGATAAGGGCAGTCCATGCACATATAATTCTCCATCTAATCATATATTTGGATTCTCTTTAAGTCACTTCATCACTTTTGGATCCTTCCTAATGTAGTTAGCTGCGACATCATAGTTATTTCCTCCCCTTGAAGAAGTCACAACTTCAGAACCATTCCAATGCATAAGGCATCGTGTTCCGTCTATTTTTGTTGAGCCATAAAATTCATGCTCAAATGTTGAGGTGGCTACACCATCAAAGCTTTTAGCCAACATTGGTTTGGGAGCACCAGATTGGTCTGTGGTTATATCTCCAAGTAGTTTTCCTGGATCATCTATATCATCCAGTGATTCGATTTTAAAATCTCGAATATTTTTATATCCTTTATCAAGATATTTTTTAACATTACTGTTATATTCTAACTTAACTTGTTCTGCAGCTGTACGCTGTGCCTTTCCTCTTTTAACTTCAATAATAGGCTGATTAGTTACTTTGCCTCCTCATTGAGATGTTTTCCTAATAATTAGAAAGCTATGAGTTGTGTCATTCCATTCATAAGAAATATCAACAACTCTAACTTTTCCTCTAGAATCTCTAGAAATTAATATATCATGCATTTAAATAAGCATACTAATATTATTACGAGTTCTGGATAAAGCTACATATTGTAGTTGCCTTAACTCTTCTTTATTTTTACAGGTAAATAAATTACCCATATCTATTAATATGTTATCATAATTTGAACCCTGAGATTTATGAACAGATAGACAGTAACCATAGTCAAGAGTTTTCTTTCTTACGGTTCTATTTCCATAGACTAAATCAACAGGGGTAGTAAAAGATTCCATAACTCGAAAATACTCTTTCCATAATTTTGATGCTGCTATTTTTGAACGCGCTTGAATTGCATCTAAACGCATTAGTTCTATATATGCAGCTAAAGCAGTTAAGTCTTTCTCATTAGTATCTCTTGAAATAATAAATATTTCATCCTCTGAATATTCTGTGTTAATTGGACGAAGGGTTAAGTAATATCCTTTATATGTAATGTATCCTAATTGACAATGTCCAGGAACTATATTCGTCACGATGTATTCTGCAGAGTTTATAATCTCAAATTCCATAGATTTGAATACTCGTTTATCTTTGTAACTACAAGTATCATAACCCATTAAAATTTCTCCAACATTATATTCAGATTCATTCTGAAATATAGAATCTCGAAGAATATGATTAAAAGCTTCTACTCGCTTATTTGTATAGGCAAGTAATTTCACAATCCCTGGATTACCTAAATCTACTGATTTTTTAAATAAATGTGAGGCAGAAGACACAAACTTTCTCCAATGATGGAATATTACAAGATTACCTTCAGGAGAACGAATTTCATAAAATTGTTTAATTGAATGATCTCTAAGTGTGTTTAAAATATCCAATAGAGGATTATTTTCCTGCTGTCTATAAACTTTACTTAAATAATATTGATGATTGCATTGAAAAGGTTTAGATAGTTCCTTTTCTTTAACTGGGTATAGTTGTTTATCATCTCCAGTATAAATTACTTTACATTGCTTAATCTTAGCTCTCTCTTTGATAAACTCATATAAATCGGAGTTAATCATAGAACACTCATCAATAATTAAAACCCCATTCAATGGAATGCCTGAAGAGATTGAATCAGCATTCCATTGAAGGTCTTTAAAGTCAAGATTAATTATATCAATAGTAGGTTTTAAAGTTAGAAGTTTATGAAGTGTTACAACGTCACGTTCTGTATAATTATGAAGTACTCCGCAAGCTTTATTTGTTGGAGTTGCTAAAATGTAAGGAATACATTGCTTCTCAAGGTATAGAACGATTAATTTGGTTATAGCAGATTTTCCACTTCCTCCAGGACCAGAAAGAACTAACTCGTCAAATCCTTTCTTACGTAAAAAGGTAAAGATTGAAACTAGTACATCTACTTGTTCATCTCCAAGTTCAAAATTAAGAAATTTATCTTGTAAATTATAGATAGTTTGCACTAAATCGTCTCGTAGAGTTTGTGTTATTTCTTCTGAGGTCATTATTTTCCTGTTGAACCAAACCCACCATCACCTCTAACAGTCTCGGATAATTCCTGAACTTCTATAAAGGTAATAAATGGAATTGGCATAATTATAATTTGTCCTACCTTATCTCCGATGCCATAACAAGAGAAATCCGCTTTTATACGTTGTATAGGCGTATTACTATCTAGTTCTTCTTGTCATTGTACGTCAGTTACTACAAAATTTCTTTTAGGAGTAGGGTTAATAATTCTCCGATAACGTAATTTGATTTCTCCTCTATAACCAGAGTCTATTACACCCACTGAATTACAAAGCTGTAAATCTTTTTTACTATTAGAACTTCTAGGAAAGATCAAACCAACATAGCCTTCAGGGATTTCAACAGCTAACCCAGTTCCATATTCGATATAGTACTCATTACTATAATCAACTGAAGTAGCAACTAAATCCATTCCAGCATCCCCCACTTTAGCATATAGTGGAAGTACAGCCTCAGGAACTAATTTCTTTATATTTACTAGCATAAAAGAACTGCAATAAAGAATAATATCCATACTGCAAGGCTCATTTTGGTTTTAGAACCATTCAGTCTGAAATCTTTTGCAGAATCTTCCAGCATCGTTGCCATTTTATTTCTGAGGTCATCATTCCCTAACGCCATTGCACGTGAAAGAATTTCCAACCCTAAAAAGATAAGGATAATAATTTTTAACATTGTGTCTTATCATTAATTTGAACTACATATGATATATCTAAATCATCTTGCAGTTTTCCATCATTAAACTTTAATAAGTTATCTCTTTCTTCTAAGTACCTCTCTAGTACTTCTTGTTTGTTCTCTGCTGTAATTACAAGATCTAATGATCCATAAACAGGAACGTGTAATGTATATTTAGGCATTCTTGTATAATGTACAATGACAATGTCCTGTATCACGATATTCTTTACAAGGGCAGAGATTTTCGTCTTCTTTCCCAATTTTACATGGGCAATAGCCGCCTTTCTTTTTAAGCCCAGTGAGAATATTACCTATAACAGTTTTATCATCAGTTAGTTTATCTAATAGAATAGTCATAGTATTTAATTCTCTATAGATAGATGAACATTCTGCTAAACCAAGTCCAGTTTCATTACGTAGTAATTTAATAATTTGTACTCTAGTTAGCCCTTCAAACTTGCCATCATCTTTTAATTCTTTATACTTGGCAATACCTTGTTGTCTAAAGTACGGATCTATCCACATTTACTAAACCCACAATTTTTACATATAGTACATCCCCCTTCGTATATCAAATGCTCACCACAATCTGGGCAAACTTCATGTGAAGCAACTCCATCAACTATAAAAGTTTTAATAGCACGCTTTACACCATTCTTCCAAGTATTTAGAGTATCTGACTCAAAATGCATTCCATCAATAATCTTAACTACCTTATCTAATTCAATACCACCTCTTAATAAAGCAGATATTAATTTAGCGTAATTCCAGTATTCTTGATTAAAGATGCGAGACAATCCTCCTAAACGGTTAGTATACCCGTATTTATCAGTATATTGAAAATCATATCGTTTGCCTAAAGAGTCTTTTACTTTAATAATTTCTCCCTCAGTGATTGAGGTGGGAATTGGAAAATCTTCTATATTGTTAATACCAGTAAAAATTTCATAAGGCCTTCCATCAATGAGACCTACAAATGCAATCCAATTCTCAAACCCATTCTTAAATCTAATTAGTTTAGCTTCAACAGATTCAGGACGTTTTAGGCATTCTTTAATTACGGGATTCTTTGATAAGACTGCACCCCTTTTGCATCCAGAACGATAAACTGTAACACCCTTTAAACCTTCCTCCCAAGCTAATCTATAAATAGTTTCTACATCATCAACAGTAGCTGACTCTGGAAGATTTATAGTAGAAGAAATAGAAGCATCAATAAACTCCTGTAAAGTTGCTTGAACCTTAATTCTTTCTCTATATGGAATCTGTTCTGATGTAACCACATACTCGGGTAAAGCTTCTTCAGAAAATCCTTCATCAATAAGCTTCTTTATAATTGGGGTATATACTTTATAATACTTTTCCTCATTTACTAAAGATTCAGTCTTACGTGTATAAGAGGTTGCAAAAATTGGTTCACAACCTGTAGACACTCCTAGCATGGTTGCAATACTGCCAGTTGGAGCACAAGTAAGTAATTGAGAATTGCGTAAACCATACTTACATATAACATCGTGCAAACTTTGGAAACGCAAATCATTCATATCCCCAGAATCTAAATTCTTAAAGAAAGGAGTTTGTATAACACAATCGCGATTAAATTTAGGATATGGTCCATAGTTAGCAGCTAACATAGAAGAAGTTTCCAGAGCAGTCATGATTAATTCATGTCCAATTGACTCTAAAACGGATCTAGAAGTAGCACTACCGTATTTGACTCTTAATTTGATAAGCATATCAGCCAAACCCATAACACCAAGACCAATTTGTCTCCACTCTGCTACGGAATCCCTTTGTTCTTGTAAAGGATGTAAAGGAAGACCCTCATCAAGAACTTCATTCAAAGCAATAACTGCAACTCGAATAGTTTCTCTTAAGGAGATAAGATCAAGTTTTCTTTCTTTTGTAACAAATTCTGCAAGGTTTATGCTTCCAAGAAGACAGCTCCCTCCAGCTGGCAGAGGTTCTTCAGCACAGGGATTTACTCCTGCATAAGAAAATTCTTTATTATTTGATAATAAGTTCCAGCTAGTTATTCTATCCCAAAACAATATACCAGGTTCAGCATAATCCCAGTTCATTTGAGCAAGCTTCCTAAAAATAGGATATGCTTCTACCTCTTTAGTAATTGTTTCACCAGTATCAGTTACGAATTTCAATATTAAAGTTTCACCTTTAATAACTGCTTCCATAAATTTGTCACTAACTCTAACAGAGATATTAGCTTTTGTAACTTTATCTAAGTCAGACTTAATCTCAATAAACTCTTCAAGATCTGGATGATCGCAAGAAATAGAAATCATTAGTGCTCCCCTACGACCACTCTGACCGATTAGTCCAGTAATATATGAATAGAAATCCATAAAGCTTACAGCCCCAGAAGTAGTTTTTGCAGCATTATTAACTTTTGCTCCAGAAGGTCTCAAATTAGAAATATCAATTCCACAACCTCCCCCGTAGCTGAATGTTCTTGCTAACTTTGTCCCACACTCAAAAATAGATTCAAGATTATCTTCAGGAGGAGCAACTACATAACAGTTTGAATATGTTATTTTTCTATTTTTATCAGATAACCCTCTATTAGCAAGGATTCTGCCTCCAAAAATAAATTTTTTAGCTCTAATCTGTTCTTCTACGATTTCATTACCTCCAGAAACTCTTTTGAACCAATCGTCTAGCGATTCATCTTCAAACCTATATTTATTCTTCCAGATAGTAATAGCTAATTCGTCATTATTTAACCATTGCTCAACTGTCATTACTTTAATCCTAATAATAAATTAATTAGCATAGTTTTCTCAAACTTATTGCAAATATCTTTTTTATCATCTGCAATTAGCTGTGCAAATGAATTATATGTATTAATTACAGATGAGTCCTTATCACCAACATAATAATCACTTGATGTATTTATATAAATGTTATTATAAGCCTTAACAACATTTGTTGGAGACCATTTAACCTTTCCTCCAAAGTCATTTTGCCATACTGCAAACTGACATTTTTCAATCCAAGAACCTAGTCTTACATAACGATCATTTTCTTTAGTAGATAAAGTATCGTTTTTATATTTCTTGAGTTTAACTTCAAAGTCACTTGTAAAACTCATTAAGTTTTGAATTGGAAGTGTAAAGGTCTCTGCTGGTTTAATTTCATTAACTACCAATCAATTTGGATCAAATGCAATTATTGAATTAGTAGTATTATTAAACATTGCTTTATATACTTTATAAATAGGTCTTCTTATGTCTAAAGAATATGCCAAAGTATATATTTCATTATACTCATCTATTTGAGTAGGCATGATTGCCTGTACTAATACCCTATTATAGGTAATATCCTCCCCTTCTTTATCTGTAGTAACTTGAGAGGGAGGGATAGCTTCTATTCTATAAGTAGAAGTAAATTTACTCATTTCTTCAATAAAAGGCTTTACATAGTCTTCTGTTGAAAGAAAATCTTTTGAATTAATTCGTGTTGATTTGCCACTAAGCAGCTTGTCTAAGGTAACTTCCATTAATCTTATGACCTCTTATTTTGTTTATTAACTGAAAATCTGGAGTTCTAACATTTCTCAAACCTCTAGGAGATAATGTATAAGAATCCTTCAATGCAGCATCTATTAATATTGATTCTAAATCAAAGGCAGACTGTTTGTCTAAGCATGTTGATGGAAAGGTCAATATATAACGATTTGGGTCTAATTTAAGATGGTCACTAAATAAGTCATTTCTATGATTTAGCGGACGTTTACCTGTTTTTCTGTATCCTACTGGATAAGGACCCATTCCTATATACTTAATAGCATAGGGAAAGGATCATCCACAAAGGGTTGTATCATGTTTACATCATGAATCTAGTAATACATAAACACAATATTCTCCTCCTAAATGGAATTGATCAATAAAAGAGGAATTATCTCCTGGTCATACTCCTAAGAATCCACAAGATGTGAATAATGGATGCTTGAATATATCTACTGTCATAAATCTTAAAAAATAAGCAGGATTGGAATTTAATCCAACCCTGCTTTCTCTAAATATAGTTTAATTAAAAACCACTCTTTTCGTTACCAAAGACAATGTAACGACCCTTTTGTGCGGACTGCGAAGGTGCATAATCCAGCTCAAAAGCTGTTTCCTTACCATCCTTAACATGATAGACAATAACTGCTACCATATCCTGCTTATAGGTAAGCATAAGTTTCTTAGCAAGCTTCTCAGCTTCACCCTTGTTCTTAGCAGTACCAACTACTTCATCAGTTGCCTTCAGACGAATCTCAACAACACGCTCCATCTGACGTTTACCCTCATTGGTTACATTCTTGTACTTGTAAGGACGCTCGCGAGTATCCTTTGATCCTGGGGTAATTGCAATTACCAGACCAACACCCTCTACGCCAGTCAGACGTTTCTTATCCAGCATGTCAATACAGAATCCCTCAAATTCTTTACCTGAAACAGGTGAACCTGCATTCTTCCATGACTGTGATACATTCTGCGTTACTTTGAGACCATACTCACTCAGTGCAGTTGCTTTTGCTTCCTCAAGGCTATAAGCCGAAACTTCAAATTTCTTCATTTTAAAAAACATTAAAATTAAACATTAGTTCATATTATTCTTCCGATTGTGATACAAAGATAATACTAAAATTATGAATCTGCAAATTCTCCATAAAATTTTAAGAAAATAAATTCTAAATTTACTCTTAAAAATATTTGCAGATTAACTAAATTTTATATTATCATCGAATCCTTCAATCTGGCAGACACCAACCATCTTCAATAGACGTTGGAATTCTTTTTTGCCAGCAGTAAGCTGACTTTTGGACACTCTAAATACTCCAGCTCTATTCTCACCTACTGTTTCTACAGCAATGATATTAGACGAAATATTCCAGGTTTTGTCCACGTTAAACTCCTTCTTACATAGATGAAACAACATCCACATATACATACCCATCTGACGGGCATAATGATAATGCACAAATGAACCATAATCTTGCATGAAAAATCCTATTGGTTTTCCAGTTGTCTTGAGATCGTTCAAAACTAACTTCTTAGAATTCTCATCTATAGTCCAATTGTCTGCTTTCATCTTTAACTTGAGAATTGTACTCTTCCCATTATATTCACACTTGACATCCATAAAAATTGCATCTTCATTATAAGAAGCAATAGCATCACCAAATATATCAGTTGGACGTATAAGTTTCATTGCTCCTCTATGGGAATTTAAAGAGTTTAGGCAGTTAACACAAACTTCTCTATCTTTACTGGATAATACAATCTTATCTGTATTTCCAGCAATCTTACTCTTTACATAGTAAGGAAATCCTTTAGAGATAATTTGTTTAACTCTATTAGCTGTTAAACTATTTGCATAGTAACCAATTTCATTGCAAGCTAAAACTATTGAGTCGTATATGCCCTTTCCTTCAGCTCTTTGCTTCATTGCATAATCACATACATCACCAAGTTTAGCAGAAGGCCTTCCCAGATCCTCCTCTAATGAGAAGGATTCTGGTTGTAAAAAGACCTCATGAATAGCTGAACCTAACTGCAATGACCGTGTAGTTTCTTGTTGTATACCATTTTTATACTTCGAAGGACTACCATCTTGGTCAGGGTTGATGTATTTTAATCTAGAGTTAGAGATGTACTCTCTATACTTACTTGAAAAATACTCCTCGTCAGAAATCTTTAATCTCTGAACAGTGTGTAGTAATGGAGTAAGTTTAACGTCGGCTAGTCTTACTTCCATAGATTCTTTCAAATATAGATTTTGCAATAGGAGTAGAACCTTCAGGAATACTAGTCTGTTTATGTGTAATCTCTGAATGTTCCTTAGTATAAAACTCTTCAAGTTCTAAAATAAGTGGCTTTATCACAGTAAGTTCTGCAAATGACAATGTACAATAATAGTCATCGTATATATTTTCTACATTCTCACCATGATTCGTTTCTACTATAACATCCTTAACAGTAAGAATGTTATCAGAAAGTTTAAAATCCTCTCTATCTAATTTCCTTGCAAATAAATTCTGTAAGAATATCGTTTCTAGAGCCTCTGGTTCAACTCTATCACCATAGATGCAATCAGAAGGATCTAATTCAGCTGCTTCACACATAATAGGAAAACTATCCCCATTGGAATTAAATCTAGTAAATAATCTAAGCAACCAAGTTGCTTCAGAGCGATCCCACCCAAGGATGTCTAATAAAAATTCTTCCATCTATTTAATTGGTATATCAAGGTTATAAATTCTCCTATGACCAACATTATAGTATTGATTATGAGGAGCATCCATTAAGTAGCAAAAGATTCCAGCATCAGTTGCTTCCTTATAATTTTCATATTTATCGTCGATAAATATATCAATTTTTAAATCACGTAAATGTGCCAATTTACTTTGATCCCAAGGGACAACGTGAACTGGGGCACATGGAAGACCATTCTTTTGTAAACTTTCTTCAATCCATTCAACTGGAATATTCCGAGCAGTTATATAATAATCTACTTCGAAACAAGGTTTATGTAGAATTGGGATATTTACCCAAAAATCCTTATCTTTTTCTAACTGCTTTAAATGCTCTGACATTTCATAATTAGCTTTCCAATAAGGATTCATTTTAGTGCCAAACTTAGCTTCATATGCACCATTGAAATCAAAGATGACATTATCTAAGTCTAAGGCAACTATTGGTTTTGTTGTGGGAGCCATAATTCTATCATCCCCTTGGGGATAAATATGATAGAATTCGCATAGAATTAATGCATTATTGGCTACCTCTGCTATATTGAGCAGTCCTTCTTCAGTGTAATCATTTCCCATCTCAAATTCGTTGAGATGCTTCTTAAGAGATGAAAGGACTTCTGTCCATTTCATCCCTTTCTTCCACTGATTTTCTTCATATGTGTCTAACTTTCTAGTTAGAACACGAGATATTTCTTTAATCCCATGTGCTGGAACTAAATCATATCTAATTTTTTCTTTCATTGTTTAATATGTTCTAGGATTAATAGTAGATGCTATAGAAATAGACGAAGTCACACTAAACATATCTGATGAAGTGGATGCTTTATCCAGATGTATAACTACCCAATCCCCATCCTGATTTTTACAAATCCCTTTGAATTCTGTTGAGTACCAGGAACCTTCAATATAGACATATTCTTCTGGACGCGATATTAGATATTCACTACAACAAACCTCACCCTTGTGGCATGTGTCATCAGTTATAACATAAACGACCTTGCTATCTGGAATCCAATCTTGCATAATTTCTGACCATGACATACAAGAAGTACATCCTGGTGTATCAAAGTATTCTGAATATACTAACTCATCCTCGTCACTATATTGGCATCCACAATTCTCACATTGATATTCTTCATCCCAATCCTCTGAATCTTCGTAATTTCCATCTGTAAACGAGCATGTGTAGGTATTATGTCTTTGATATGTTGTTAAGACCTTCTCCTCAAGATCTAAATATCTAAAACTATCAATATAAGGCCATTCAGGATAAATCTTAACTAAGTTCAAAACAAAGTGTTCAGTTACAGGTTCAGTATAGTTATCCTTTGGAGATAAAAATCTTTGATTATCACCATCACTAAGAAGGCAATTACTCTCTCGGATATACCATTTATTTTCTTTAGCATAATTAACGAAGATATTATATAAAGAATCTTCTATGTAATAAACACGATCCATAAAGGTTTTATCCCCAATAGTCCATACTAAAGCTCTCGCTGCTAATTTGTCCTCCTTTAATGCGACCAGCATTCGACACTCTGGTTGTGTACAATAGAGATCAAAATAACCCCTACATTCTTTATGAGACATACATGAATTACCCAAAGTATTAGTAATGGCATAATAATTTTCCGAATCATACCAGTATCTAATGTCTTCTCCTTCTACCAATTTAATTTCATACCCACCATAAGACCAGAGTGCTTTAAGAGCATATACAAATTTTTCATAATCAGAGTTAGAAAAGACACCAGTTCCAATTACTTTTTGTATAATTTTACCAGGCTTTCCTGATTGTCTGTTCTTTTTTGCCCATCTACCACTTTTAGTATATTCAGGAGCACAGCCTTTAGGAAGAAATGAAACTTCGAAAGCATCAGTTTTAAGAGTTAGTTGCCGTCCATAGTCTGACAATTTTTCCTTAATTGCATTTATAAACCCTTCTAAAACAGTATCGGGAATTGGAAACAAACTTTCAGAGTTCTCTGCTTTTGTCTTAGTATAAATTTTAATTAATTGATTAGCTTCCAGAAGATACTTAGACACTTTATCTTCATTATTTGCAACTAGTCATGCCAATTTATCCTCAAAACTCTCTGAGAGTAATTGTAATGTAATAAATTCCGATTTCATTTAAAACAAATTTAATGATTCTTTTCTTATTTCATTCAATATTGATTTGACTAAATCTGGATCTACTGAATGTGGTAAATCACTGTCTTCAAATTTTTGCTTCAACCCTTTAATTTGATTTCTTGCTGATTCAAGTAATTCTTCTAAGGATACTTTTCCATGTCTAATAGATAGTAAATATTCAGGGTTCTTAACTCTAACATTAATAGTTTTAAGATCTAAGATATCATTAGCACATTGTAATAATCTTATACAATGTAACATATTTTTGCCATCGATCTTTTGTCCATGATTTTGAATATCTACATATCTTTGTGTGTTTCTTTCTTTCAGCCAAGTTTGGTAGGAATTATAGTCTTTACAATGCTCTCCCCAACCATTCCTATTGTAGTAAAGGTTACACCTACACATAGGAATTTGCCATTCTGGAATCTCTGAAAGTAGTAGTTCAACATCATTACAAACTCCTTTATATCCAAAATCTTTCCAATCTTTATATCTAGGATTAGACAAGTCTTTGGTCTTAGACATTTCTTTAATGTCATCATACCACAAAGCATAAAGATTCTCCGAATCATTGACTTTAGCAAGTCCACAGCAATCCTCATGCATCTTATTACGCTTTAGCCATTCAGCAAGAGGATATGTTTTACAGTTATCAATAACTTTTAGAAAATCAATTGGCCTTTTTCTTTTTACTTTATCAGCCTCCCAATTCATTTTCTTATTTAGCCCTTTAGCCTTTTCTACTTGTTGGTATGCATAACCAGCAAAACTAAAGTAGCATTGTTTAGTTAGAAATGCACTTCTATGTTTCGATATAATATCCCACAAAGGGTGCTTTTCTAGAATACAATCTTCAGGAATATACAAAAGTTCCAACATTGTAGGATTTCCACTACAAAGTAGTTGCAAAAATCTTCTAACTTCATATAAGCAGGCATCCTTATCCAGGTTAATCTGTTCCTTATATTCCATCCCTAAGACTTCCATAGGATCCTGAAGATATACTCCCTTTGTATCAATGTCAGAGTCAGGCGTATTTGTTCCATACGCCTGACTTCCAACAATTGCATTTAACAATATGATTTTATTCATCCTTTAAAGCTTTACAGAAACTATAGCATAACTGTCCAGCTAATGAACCAAGATCAGAAGTTTCTGTTACTGGAGGATCAAAGTACAATTTAAACTCTAAATCTCCAACATCGTTTAATCAACAATCCACGATACTGTCTTGTGCTAAAGTTTCATCTCTAAAAATTACTTTACAAGTTTTCATAATTGAAATTAATTTCCTTAATAGGAGTAAGATTAAAGGAACTTGGAGTAACCATAATCTTCTCTTCTAAAATAAGGTTTTTAGATAGACTTTCAGGAGGATATAAATAGCATCCTAACTTATTTTGATTACATAAAGAGTCATAGAAATGTGCTCCAAATGCAATTTGTTTAAAGTCTATATCTTGTTCAAGAAGATATTCAAATGCTTCTTGCGAGTATTTATTTGATGACCGACCAGAAGGCATCAAAGGAAGTAGTACAAAGTATAGAACAATATCTTTATATTGATTATAAATTTTAATAAAGTCATCAACAGACTTTTTATCACTAATTATATAATGAATATTGATATTAGTGTTCCCAAATTTATGCAGAAGTACTACAGCACTTCTCCAAGCAGAATCTATTTCTGGATTCCATGTATTTGCTGAAACAGCAACTCCTCCTACATATTTGGAAGTGGCTGCTAAAATTTCTTCTGCATTACCATCATATTTGGCTATTGAGATTCCATTAGTTGTATAGTTAGGAACGATCCCCAAACTATATATTGTTTTGAGAAACTCACAAAACTCAGGATGAATTGTAGGTTCTCCTGTAGAACCAATTGCAATCTGAAAAGGTTTCTCATTCTCAGTCATGTTGCCAAAGAAAAATTTAGCCTTTTCACATATATGATCATGATTTACTCCTTTAGATGTGGCTCCAACATAACAAAATGGGCATCCTAGATTACAAAGAGTATTAATTCCAACATCGTAGAATTCTGGGTAATCTAATTCTTTAGCTTGCCCAGAACCTAATCGAACAGTCTTTAAATCATGCCAAATTGCATTATAATTCTTATCTGGGAATACTCTTTTCTTAATTCCCCATGCTTTCCAATCTTTCATTTTTATTAAGAATCAAAAGAAGCATTTTGTTCAAATATATCCATTATATTAGATAAATATTTGGCAGCTTCAGTGTAGTTTTCTTTTTTTTTGGGATAACTTTATAACCTCTATCATAATAGTTATAGTACTCATCAGGTTCTTCCTCTAACTCAAAGGTGAATAAGTCATCTGCTGTAAGTGTAGAATCAGCGATTTTTAAGATACTATTAACAATATCTTTTAATCTATCTAAAGTATATTCTGTACAAACCGTATAAATCTCTGTACTGCTGTTTGTAATTACATCAGAAACAGATTGTATTTTAATAACTAAAGTATTGAACATTTCCTTTTCCAAAAAGTTCCTCAAGAGCTTCACGCATATCATACCCTATGTTACACATAGAAGGAAATCTAAGCATAATATACTCATCTTCTACTTCAAAAATCCCCAAGTAAGTATGATCAATTCCAGAATGCTTCCAACCTTTTTCATATTTATTTAGAAGATTATGCCAAATTCTATAGAAAGTTTGTTCTGACATATCAGCTTTAATCTGAAAGATTTCGGAAGAAGAATTTGTAATGATATCGCTGACACTTTGAAGTTTAATTATAATTCTCTCCATCTTCAACAGTAAATGAATTATCCCCTGGAAAATGCTCCTTTAATAATTGTTTTATTAAAGTGTACATCTGTCTTCCAGTCTCTTCATGGTTTTCTGAGTAACTAATCTGAAACGTAATAACATATCTAGATTCATCCATTGTAAAGATATCAGAAGGACTTGAATACTCAACACCATCAGGAAGGAATGAATTAAGATATTCCTGGACCATCTTTATTGAATCTTCAGATAAAGAAGATATAGCACAAAAGATCTCACTAGATGAATTTGTAATTAAATCAGATTCAGATTGTATGTTTATTTTTATTTTCATATTATCCTAAATGATAGCGGGAACCAAAGGTCATCATCTCTTCTTGTCGCTTCCAATTTGGATTTTCCCCCTTTGAGAAAACAAAAACTAAGTTTGGATTAAGTTTTTGTTTAATGAGTTTATCCCAACCTTCTTTAAGTTGTAATTGAGAAATTTCCCATTTTTCAGAATTTGGATCCCATTCTTTATAGTTTTTGTAAAGTTCATTTGGGTCAATATTAAATTCTCTAGCCCAACGAGTTTGTCTACTTGTCTCTCTAGTTATTCGCTTATTGTCCCAGTTCCAATCATAATTGTTGTAAGCATAAGAAAGATAAGTTTCTAAAGAGTTGGGACTTAAATCCTGTACTGACTGTGGGTCATCATATTCATGTTCCCATCCTGGAACATTAGAATCTAACATATCACTTACAACTCCAGTAGTTCCAGTAAATACAAACAGCTCACTAGAACTATTTGTAACTACATCAGTAAATGATTGAATTTGAAATACAAATAATGTTTTCATATAATAGAAAAAGAGCAGAAGACCCCTCTTCTACTCTTTCAATTTAATTAATTTATAAAATTCTTCTTTAGGAATAATAACAACTTCTCCAGCTGAGCAAATATTAGTCTGCTTTTTAACTTGTTTATTTCAGATTAAAATAAATGGTTTATCCTTTAATGGACACTCTGCACTTATTTGATGATATGCTGGAGTATTCTGAGTACACTTTAACTGAACATAGTAAGGAAACTGGTTTTGAGTATCAATCAAATCTACTTTCTTATCATCAGTAGATTTAGACTCAGACCTGGAGGTAACAATTCCTTCATATCCTAATTCCCTAAGTTCCTTAGCTATTTTAGTTTCATATGAATGTCCTTTAGTTCTAGAGTATGATTTAGACCTCTTCTTCTTTGGACTTTCTTCTTCTTTCTTCTTCGGCATTAACCTTAAGTTTAGCTTGTTCGATTAAGTTCAATGTTTTTTCCCTACCATACTTCTTATAATAGTCAGAAATATCTTTCGCGCCAAAATGACGGGGGATTCATAACACATAAACATCTGGAAATTGTTTTCTAAACTTATTCATGTGAGTTATTCCAGCAGAGTCATTATCGTAAAAAAGAATAATTTTTTTAAATTTTTTACTTAGCCTTTCAAATTGAGCCTCTGTAACAAAACAGTTCTCAGAAATTGGGGCTATAGCTGTAATACCACAACTATATAAACATGCAACATCTTTTAAAGATTTAGTAATTGCAAGATATTCTCCTCCCTCTTTGGGAAGAGCATGTGCTCCCTGCAACCTAAAAGATTTTCAATTAGATATAAATTTATACTTTGTATTGCCAGGAAAATATATTCTCCAGCGTTCAATATCTTCTCGAATACCTCCAAAATACCCAAAAACTAATTGTTTATCTTTATGAAGATGAAATATGTTTCCATTTAGAAAAACGTTCTTACAGGAAAATATTCTAAATTTCCTTAATATCTTTCTAGTAACTCCAAATTTTAGCCATCAATCTAACTCATACTGCTCAAAATCCTTCACTTCTATTTGTATAATAGCTTCTTGTGTTTCCTCAAACTTTTTATTTGTATATTTAATAAGAGGGGGATTAACTTGCAGCTTAGGTCGAGAGACTATTCCAAAGTCATTAGCAATAATATTTAAGGCTTTTCCGTAAGAGCATTGAAATTTATACATTACAACCGAAATGAAATTACCTGAAAAATCACCACGGAAGTCCTTAAATATAAGATCTCCTTTCTTGTTTCTATAAAAAGCACAAGTGGGTTTATTATCTTGTCTTAACGGAGATTTTAGGAGCCCCTTTTTCACAGGGACTCCTAAATAATGCTCCATTAAAGTTTCTTCACTTACACTGTTCAGAATTAGTTCTTTAGTAACAGTGGTCGGTCCTAATGTAAATTGCATTTAAACTTCTAAATTTAGAAAGGCAAATCGTCGTCATCAATTGAACTGGAACTCTCTTCTTCCAATTCATCAATATCACGACGCATGCTGTCGAGTTCAGAACCAGTATTAGCCATATTAGTAGGCTGAGCAGCGTTTGCTTTATCAATTTGTGCCTTTTCATAGGCAGATAAAGTTAGATCCTGCCCAATGAATGAAGTACTCAAGAAGAGATCTCCATTTTTGCTGATTCTTGCAGGAAATCCTGGAAAACCACAGAAACGACCATTAGGCAGAAGTTTAATCTGAACCTCTGTACCAACTACTGGATCGAGAATCTTCTTAACCAGTTTAATAAGAGTGTCAAAATCACTTGGTGCAAACTTGGCAGTCCCATCTTGAATCTTTTTATGTGCAGCAGGATTTAGTGCAGCAATAATATGCATAAGTTTACACATAAACTGTTCTGCCTGAGAAGGATCAGTAATAGCTGAATTGAAACGATTAGGCATACGTTCTGAGGACTTAGGCTCGAACATACGCTCATTATGAAGAGCACCTACTTCTCCTTCATCAACACCCTCAAAGGAAAAATCAATTGTTGAATATTCGCTAGTTCCTTTCTCAACACCAGTGAATCTTACATTGTGAATACCTGCACGCAAATAACTCGCTGCGGGTTTAACCTCAGCACGAGCCGCGCTGGTAGCATCATACATTCCCATATTATTTATTTTTTATTAAAAAGGTAATTTATCTAATTCTTCAAAATTTGTTATATCTAAATCAAGGGTCTCCTCTTTTAATTCCTCTGAAGCCAATTCTGTACTAGAATCTTCAGTAACTGCCACCAGGTCAAATACCTGGTCTCTAGTACTTTGCTCTAGTTTGAATATAGAACCATATTGTAATAACATAGTTCTTTGCTTACCTTTAAAAGAAACAGTATTTGATTTAGTTAACTTGTTCCCAGCATCTTTATCCGCAAACATTTCAGATTTGCCAATAAGAGGAATAGTTACCTCATTAGATTTTTGAGAATAAGCAATTGAGATTCTATCTCCAGCAGTTGCTCCGATTAGAGCGGCTGCTTCAGGGGAAATAATTAACTTATTTTCTCCTACTTCAATGATTGGTTGTCCATTAGAGTTAACCTTTGGTTTTGAAGATTTAATTTCTTCACACTTTAAGTTACTAATAGACTTGGTTGTTTCATCAAATTCAAATGTTACTTTAAACATATGATTTATTTAGACAGAGAGGGATAGATTCTCTCCCAATGAGATACAAATGTACCATCTTCTTGATACTCAGCTACAATGATATCTTTATTTGCCAAATGAGCAGGACGAGCACCACAAAGTACTTCTCCATTCATACCAAAATTGATACACAAATTAGACTCTTCATCACGATGAACAAATCCAATTGCATCAGATTTAGCAGATAATACTCTTTTAGTTTTACCTACAAGATCAAGATCTTTTACAGATCCATCAAGACCTTCAGATAATGCCGTATCTTTAACGTGGCCACAAATAATTAAGTTAGGAGCAGCAGAGGCAATTAAGTCAATAACTGCTTCCAGTGCTTGTCTCCAAAAACTATATCCAGCTCCATTGGGAATTTGTGTAACGTCCTTAATTTCATACTTTGTAGTAAACTGAGGAGAATTTTGCCACATTTTAAGAGCCATATCTTTGGTCATTTCTTCTAAGGCTGTGATTGTATCAATTGTAATATAAGTATATGGCTTTCCTGCATCCTTGATAGCTTTAATAACCTCTTTCAGCTCTTTTAAACTAGAAACCTTAACTTTAAGAGCATCTACATATGTAGAACCATTTTCAAAGTCAAGAATAAGATTATTTTCCAGTGTACTAAGAATGGTAGTTTTTCCTACTTTAGGAAGTCCAAATAGAATTAAATTTTTAGGATCCTGAGTTTCAGCGGGAACCTTCGCTGTTGGTAATACAATAGACATATTATGATAAACTATATACGATGTTGTTCTTATCTATTTCTACTGTACCTACTACAGTTGTATCTATACCTCTAATGTTAGCGTTAATGTCCAAATATTTTGTGAAGTCAGTAATATCTCTTCCTAGTGGAAGCTCTTTAAACCACCCAACTTCTCCATAAAATCCACATCCTATTACTCTGTCTGCAATACCATATCTATTCTTAGATACAATAATACTTCTAAATCTTCCAGCTAAACTATGAGGTCCGAGAATTTTATACTCTCGGTATGTTGGAATTTTGTCTCTTGCAGGATAATATAGTTGAAGAACTACATCACTATCTTGAACAGGTCCTCCTGAATCCTTTACGTCATTTAAACCTGGTTCATTAAGTTCTGCTTTTCTTCTATCCATAGAAGAAGATTCTCTATTCTGCTGCATTAAAGCCATTCAAGAAAGATAAAACTTACGTTTTAGTGTAACCATAAAAGACGAAGTTAAATCAATTTCAGCTTTTAAGGTTCTTCCTTCTTCTGGTCTAATTAATGACATATGATCAATAACTCCAATTACTCTTTGCCTAGGATGTTTTGGAACATAAACTTCTTTATTTCCTACATTTTCTATAGAACCTAATTTCTTCATAAGCTCACAAATCTCTTTATATAGAATGCGAGCATTAAGGCCCTTATCAAGAATAATTAACCTGGAACCAAGAGTTGCAATCCAGTCTCTTGCCTTCTTTAGATACTGATAATCAGAATCACTGAGAATAGAATCAAAGGAAAGGATATCATTTATAGTAAGATATACTCCAAATTCTTCTGCACAATACAAAGCCATAAGCTTCGCTAGTAGCACTTCAGAACCAATCTCCAAACTAAAATAAACAAGATATATAGGTTCTTTAGGATAATCCTTAAAAAGCCGATATATAAAATACAGAACTAAAGCAGTTTTACCTGCAGAAGATGCTCCAGATATACAATAGTATCTTGAGGGTTGTATTCCACCTATAATCTTGTCTAATTTAGGTAATCCTACAGACAAACCTTTATTTCCCCCTTTTCTACCTTGCTCAATTAAATGCCAAAGTAAATTTAGATCCTCCATTAAAAATCCTGATAAACATCAAAAGAAGTACCAACATCAGGACTAAATCCTTCAGCCTTCATCTGTGCAAATTCATTCCATTTATGAGAAGCAACGAACTCAAGAATAGAAACCTTACAAAGCTTGTTTTCACGAGCCCATCGTAAAATTTCCATCACCTCTTTATGCTTTTCTGGATTATGCCCTATTTGAGAAGAATAATAAAAGTAAAATTCCTCTAAAGTATAAAATTTCTTAGCAATATTCCTAAGACTAGCCGTCTTTCCATTAATTTGGATAAATGGTTCATAGTTATCAAATAGTTCCTTTCCAAGAACTCCTGATTGTTTATAATACTTCTTTAGAAAATTTTTATTAAATTCGATATCATTAGGAACATAAGATTCTGGATTATAATTTTTCTTGATTATGGATTTTTCTTTTAGGCTCTCAAACATGGTTTTCAGTTTCTGTTTTCCCTCACAATCTGTCCACCACTTTAAGAAAAGCTCAGAATGGCCTTCTTCATCCCGAGCATAGAGAGTTAATCATATTAGTAACAGTTCGTCTGCACTAATATGATATTCAGCCATTATGTTAAGTATTGTATTTAACTCCATTTATATAGTTTTGGAAGTTAAATTCAAATCTAAGTACCTACGGTTATTACGATACTTAGTACTGTTTAAAATCTATAGTTAGTAATTACATCATCTCGTTTTCTTGTGATTACTTCTTCTCCTTTTAAAACTAAGTCAAGTTGATCTTCAGTGATAGTAATATATGAAATTCCTTGATGGGCCTTATTAAACCAGGATTCTTCGTTAGTGCCTTTAACAACTAAAGTAAAAACTTCAGTTATCTTATTATTAACATAACGCAATCCCCTTCCCAAAATCTGCCTTGCATCAATTCCAGAACTAGTTCCACTAATTCTAATCTCACAATTTATATCAGGGCAATCTAATCCTGCATTAGCTGCTTTAGATGTATTAAGAACCCCTGAAGATTGAGACTTAAACAATGCAATAGTTTCTGAGTTTTCTTGTTTTTTCTTTTTGCTATGAAGAGTATATCCAACTTTTAAAGATTCCGCATCCTTAATAGTGGCTGAAAAAGTAATAATTTTTTTATCTTTTCTTGCTTCTATAATTTTTTTCGCTATTTCAAACTTTTTAGGGTGAGACATAACAAATTTTTTGCGCTTCTGCATTAATTGCATCCACGCCATAGCAGCATTTAAAACCTGCTTTCTATCATATCCCATCTTATAAGCATAATTATTACGGAACTTTCAATCAGTTGCACATTTCATTGCAGAATTGAAATCAAAATTAAAGAACGCAAAGACTGAATTAAACTTTTGGTTCATTACATAATAAGTATCCATGTCATCAACCTCCACAAGAACTTTGTAATACCTAAATGGCGATAATCATCCATTTTTTATTGCTTCTTCAGTTGTAATGACATCGATTACTTTAGTATATAAAGATAGTAATTCCTCTCTTCCATCAAGTCTTTCTAAAGTAGCTGTAAGCCCCAGAAAGAAATCATATTTAACTTGATCAAATATTTTTATCGACTGCTCCGATACCGCAGTATGAAGCTCATCAATTATTAGAAAATCAACTTCTCAAGATTTTTTTAAAATAGAATTAATAACCTCAACAGTAACATTTCCAAAGAATTTAGTTTTAGCTACGTCCCTTAGTCATTGTTCCTTGAGAATTGTTGTAGGTACAGAAATTAGAATTTTAGCATCTGGTCTAATTTTTAGTAATTTCACACAAGCCATTAAAGCTCCAAATGATTTACCAACACCAGTACTTCAAACCCAAATCCCATTTCCTTTATTATTAATTCATTTTTGAACGCCTAATCGTTGACGTTGAGTTTTGTCCATTAGTCACGTCAATAGTAACCGCACTCATCACATCTATAAGTCTTACAGTTGGAACACTTATCTGCAAGATTTTCATAGAAAGCTTCATCAGAATCTTGGTAAGCATAAACATGCTTAGATTCTCCAGGAGGCCAATCAAAATCTGAATACCTTGCATATGATCCAGAAAGATCAGCTGTATGTTCATAAACTTTATCATTAAGCCTAATAATCTCTAAGATAAAATTTAAACAATTATTTAACTCCGTTAAATTTCCATATTCTTTGTGTGTATGAGCACAATAATATCCACACGAAATATTAACTGCAGACAGATTAATGTTTTCTTTTAAAGTTCCAACATCTGTCATTGTACCTCGTGCCTCTTTGTACTTATATTTTTCTAAAAGACTATCTATATCTTCTAGAAACTCATCTGAAGTAATGTCTATGCCATTAGTATGTGTAATCAAATCTTGACCTCCCATTCTATCAGCCTGTAACAGGAATCTACAATTATCAAAGAAATCAATATTTAAACCTGCAATTTCTGCTCCTATACAACCCATTTCTTCTTGAGTTGTGAAACAAACTTTTAGGTCTGGCAGACAATATAAACAATGTAGACAAATATAGATACCAAAACAGTCATCTAACCCAAGTCCACATTGTTTTCCTGTCTTCTTATAATAGCCATAAATTTTATTCCCTTTAATTTTTGCACATTTTACACCTGTATAATGTAAGATTTCATCAAGATGTGCTACTAGACAAGGATATACTGCTGGATTAGTAGTATTTTTTGTAATAAAAAGATTATTTTCATCATCCATTTCAAATTGTATACCTTCTATTGTATAACAGAAGTTAAGTATATAAGTTATCATGGACTGTTCCTGTCTAGAAGGATGTACTATTTCGCATAGAGCTTTTAATAGTGTTGTATTTACTTGTTCCAAAATTACTAAAATTAATTTTCAGAACCTAATCTAAATTCCAATTTTTATATTCTGCTACTCGTTCAATATCCTTCTTAATTTTCATCCATTTATTGATATGATAATCAAGATCATTGTCCAAAAGTAGTAAAACTTTGTCTCTAAGAGTTTTAAGAGCAATTGTAGACAAGGAAGATATTTTAGGGAGATCAGAAAGTTGAATTAAAGCTCTAAACTCAGCAAATGAAAGTCCTGTAGGACTTACACGCAGTCTAATATCAGGATTAAGACAAAGTCTTTCCTTGATAACTTCCATTCGATTTCTAATTTTACCCCCTGTTTCTAATTCTGTGAGTTCTTGTTTTTCTTCATCTGTGAGTCAGATTCCTTGTGCAATAATAAACTTATCTGTAATCATCTTTTTGTTGAGTACATCAAGCTTATCAAAACATACATCCATTAATTTTCCTACAGTAACTTTCTCATAGATAGGAGGAAGTCCAGTAAATAAAACTGAAATACTATCTTCCACATCTACGCTATTTGCTTTTCTCTGAACATTAATAAAGTCAAGTAGGTCTTTATTGGTTTTAATATCGGTCTCACAATCATGCATTAAATATCTTGCAAACAATTCAGCATTACAAGAATCTCAACATTTTTGGATGTTTTCGCGAATTACTAATTTACCAGGTTTGTAAATGTCCCTGTTAGTTAACATTTGTTCGCAATGACGATGATATCGTTTTAGTTCATTCTGGGAAATATCCATTAAACGAATGTTTACACCAGTTTTGTCTTTTCATACTAAGCTATTAATATCATTGTCTTTAGCCGTTATAGCTTCCTTTAACTTAGCTCCAAATTCTGTATCCATATTTAATCAAACTTAAATTCTTTCATATTATTTATCTCTTTGTGTTTAATGAAGTTTATAAAATAATTAGCGTTAAATTTATAAACTGCAAAATCTTGTATTTCTCTATTATATCACTGAGTTTCTCCAGCTTTTACACTTTCAAATTGCAGATATCCAGTATCTCCAATTTTGAGAGTATCTTTATAGTCTCAATTTGGAAGCATTACAACAGTGACATATTTTAAATCATCACAAGGATCCCTATTAAGGTCCTCAAACACCAATTTAGAATATTGTCCAGTCTGAACTGCAACTAAACAACATTTAATTGTAATCATTATAACAATATCTAGAAAGGTAATTAATACCAAGTAAATGAAACCTCGTATTATCTACAGTAGTATCCATAGTACTATGGTAATGCCCATAATACCAATCTTCTACTGGTCCTTTTTTAGACATTTCTTCGTAGCAAGTTTGAAGATAATTTCTCTCCCAAAGTAATTCTTCCAGTAATGAATCATCTCCATCACAGAATTCCATTACTAACTTTCCTATTCCATAAGGGTATGCACAGGTAGGAGCACAATGGGACGCAATAATTTGACAATATGGAATTGAATCAAAATTATCCAACTCAACAATCTTTTCATCTTCCCAATATCCCCATTTGTTATTTTTTCTATAGATTCTATCTATAGAAGTTCCACCTCCAATACACAAGATATTTTTATCTTTATATTGAATTACAGAATAATCTTCAACCGCTTTGAATCTCTTGTTATAAAGGTTTTTAAACTGTTGAGGATCATCGTGATTCCCTCTTATGGCGATAATATAATTATTAGTTTTTTCGCAGAGCTTATTTAAGAAAGAGATCTTCATACTTTCAAGATCAGGAGAAAATCCTAATCCTACATCTCCACATAAAACAATACAGGAGTTAGATATCTTTTGTGGGAATCCAACTCCTGTATTTATAAAATACTTTAAATAATCTAAATTACCATGAATATCACCACAGAAATATAGATCATTAATGTCTTCGGGTAACTTAATCAACATCTCCTTTATAAGCATTCATAATGGATTTCTCCTTACGAAGCCAAGAACCTTCCTCCATAGCAATATCTAGAGCAGTACGTGAAATTGATTCTTCTTCAACTTGTTCTTGAACAAGTCGTCCAGTTTCATCGTTATCTCCATTTAGCCAATTAAAAGTAGCCCAGTCTCCCTCTTCAAGAGCTGCATCCACAATTTCATAAATAAGTTGAGTTGTTTGAATCTCCTTATCTACAGTTAACTTAAATGGCGTTACATTATCTTCAAAAGTTTCACTAATGGCAGGAATATCAGGGTAAATATATGCTGCATCATTCTCATTCATATATGTACGAATCCATGAATGATGATGATATTCCTCATCTGCACGTTCTTTATAATACTGTTCCAGAACAGCCAATCCTTGCACTCCATAAAAGTTAGAAAAACTCATATAAAGGTTATGATTATACAGCTCGTGCTTTAATTGCCGCAGTAAAAGTTTTTGAATATTCTCAGATAAAGTACACTTTCTTCTCTTAATATCTAATTTCTCTGTTGATTCCTGTGCCTCAATTTTTAATTTCATCGTCTTTGCGTTCCTTTGTCATGAAACAGCGTAATTTCTTATTATACACTGTCATCTCTTCAATTTCCTCATCGGTCTCACAGTCTTTAGCATATACTAAACAACAACCATTGGGAGTAATCTGCACTATCCTGATTTCATATTTCATTACCAGATATGTAATTTATAGAGATTTTCATGGAAATTTAAATTGAATTGCAATTCAAAGCATCCAAATAAATATGCATCAATCTCAAATTCATGGTCATTGATTTCAAACCTAAGATTGAAATCGTCATCAGTAGTATAATATCTTGTAATATCAGACTCGTTAAAGAAGATTAAATTAATATCTTCTGTTATCATTGGAATCTCTTCCAACTCTATTGTAACTTCATCCACATATCCAGATTTTACAGAGTAGTTATTGAGATATTTCTCAATTTTTGGATCCAACGATATGTCACTGTCATATTCATGATTAACACATGGATACCAGTGATTTCCGACTTTTTTAATCTTAAAATGAACCATTATCTTCTGGTAGATCTAAACAATCACTTGCATGAGTTGCAAATAAATCCGCTAACTCATTAAATTTGTTATTATTGTGGCCTTTTACTCACACAAAAGTAACCGTATGAAACTTCAATAATTCATAAATCGGATATCACAAATCAAGATTCTTTTTGGATTGATCATTGTCTTCAACCCACTTGGTAAGATGCTTGTTGTTAATACTCGATACTACATATTGAGAATCCGAATATATGGTTATTTGTTCAGGATTTGTAAAATATCTAAGACATTCTAAAACCCCTAGAAGCTCCATACGGTTGTTAGTAGTGTTTTTATAACCCCTGTAAAGCTTTTTTATAACTTCACCATTTTGAGTTATTATTGCGGAGTATCCTCCGCAGTTAATGGATGGTTTGTAACTACCATCAGTTCAGCATTCAAACATTTAAATACCTCGTTAATTAAGAATTCCTGCAAATAACATAGAAACTCTTCATCTAACTCAACTCCTCTGAAAGTACAGATTTTATGAGCAGCATGAAGACATTCATGTATAACGTTATATGCAGAATCTTTTATATCTGTATCATCGTATAATGCAATATACAAAAACTCATCAACATCTGATTCAGTAGAATAAAAGGTTTCTGCAACTACATTTGGTGCACTATGTCCGAATACTTTGTTATGAACATCCTGAAGGTAACTTTCTACGGATAGTGGACTTCCAATTAGGATTGACACTTTAACATTAAGAATAGGAACAGTAAATTCCCTAGCTTTCTGTATCATCTTTTACCTCTTCGTATTCTGTAAATTCATAGATATAAGTATTCCCCCCTAAAGGTGGATTCACTATCTGTTAATGCTTTTTCAAAGCATTCCTTGAATTTATCTACATTTTTAGTAGAAACTTTACCATGAATTATAACTTCGTACTCCATTAGAATTTCTTAGGATTCATTGCCCATATTTCTTCTTCAATAGCCTGAGATACATTCATTCGTACTTCACGAATATTATCTTTAGTAACTTCAGCTACTTTGAAAGGATGTTCAAGGGCTCTTTTGTAAGCTAACTCACGACCAACCTTCTTTACGAAACGATCTTTAGCTGAACATACAGCTACTCCAAAAGATAATTTTGTACGATCCTCGTTAAGCAGACTACAAATAGTAATTCGAGGCATAGGCTGAATTGAAGATTTGTAAAAACCAACAACATCATCAAGAGTAAAATCTTGAGTTCCTACAACTAAAGCCTTTACAGTGCTCAGCGGAACACTGTAATAAAAACGTGCATTTTTCATATTATATATGTATTAAATTTCCTTCGGTAGTTTGAAGTCTAAAAATTTTTGCATCGGTCAATAGTTCTCCACAAGTAGAATCAAATATATAGAAAGTATCTACATAGGGAACCAATCCTTCATAATTTATTAACTTCGGTCTAAATAATCTATAAACTGGCATTTCTACTTCAGTGAGAGTCTTTATACTGTATATAGTTCTATCTACTTTATAAAAGTCTATAGGAACCTTACTTGCAACAGCTTTTGCAAACTTTACATAGTAAAAAGGACTAATTGAGTAAATCCTGTCCAGAAAGTATAAAGAATCATTAATTTGCCAAAGTATTGCTCTGGCACAAACTTTACCTTTTTCATCAAGTGCTACAGCAATCTTTGCATCAGCTTTTTTATAAAACTCAAAAAAATCTTGACACTCAGCATGTCGCATACAAGAATTATGCAATGTAGATTTTATACATCTTAGTTCTTCTGCATAATTATCTTCTAAATATGCTATACGTATTTTTTCAGGTTCCCAAATTTCTACACTAAGAATTTCTCCACATCCAGAAACAAAATTGGATATTCTTTCGATATCACATCTATCCAGATAAAGGGCCCAATTGAACTTATTGAGTAATCGTCCTATAGTAGTTGTTTTCCTATTACTATCTATATATGCACGTGTGGGCTCAAAATCCTTTTTAAGAGTTTTCTCTATAGGAAGATAAGAAACTTTGCCTGTATTATAGTCAATATCTAGATAATTGACCTTTTTAGAAGGATTTAGTTCTAGAATGGCAGATAATCCAGCTGGGAATGCTTTCATAATAGATGTAAACTTATCAGACATTCTAATAATGTTCTTTCCTAAGTCATACTCCTTATATTCAACAACACCCTTATACTTAGTTACCATTTTTAATGCCCACATGGACATATTTGAAATAATATGTACACCTTTTGGGCATCCATTTTTTACGTCTACTTGTTCTGCATCTTTAACTCTTACTGGAATTAACTGATCTGCATAGTATAACTGCCTAATATGATCGGAAACATAGTCTAAATAATCATATCCTTCATACTTAAAGTAGTATACTGGAAATGATTCAAATACTTTTGATTTCTTCTTGAAGCTATTTTCTATCTCTACACTTTTTTCTACCCAAAGATCATGAATTTCTCTCCATGAATGTGATTTTGGGGTGGGAGTCTCTGCCCAATGTAAAGAGTAATTAAATATTTCTGGAGATAACCTAGATAAAATAAAGGGTTTACAGCTTAACTCGTAAGGAAAACCTTTTATCTGCAACCCTTTATTAAATTGTTCCACTAGATCATACTTATTGCAAAATGCAACAAACTCATCATAAAAAAAATCTAATGCAGTCATTTTTTATTTCTCTTATATATCTTTTTTGATTCTTTAATCTTAGTTTTAGGAAGAGGCTTACCATATAATTGGATCTCCTCTTCCCTTGATTTTTTCCTTACAGCCTCTATGTAATCTAAGATACGTTTATTTTCTAGAGAATTTAGCTTTCCACTCTTCTCCCCATCTTTTACCTTTTTCATAACGTAAATCGATTGTATAATCGCTATAATTGTAGTCGCTAACTATTGTTTTAGGATTTGGAATATTACAATCAAAATCCTCATCTTGTAATCTTAAAAAATTACTCTTTAAATAATTTTTTATTCTCCTTTTAACGATTCTGTGATAAATGCCTTTAAGACCTTTATCTTTAAAAATTGGAAGTTTGCGACTTTTTGACATAACTAAAGTTTGCGATTTAAATAACTACTAAAATCTGCTTTTACAGGACAATATTCTTCATTCGCAAATAATGACGAAGTAAGAATCATGTCTGCTGTAGTTCTATTTGTTGCAAATGCAATATTATATAAGGATGCCAATCGAGTTAATGCAGAAATATCTGTTTGATGTCCTTGTGTAATAAGATTATCACAGAAGAAGATTAATACATCAATTTGACCTTGTGCAATCATTGCACCAATCATTTGATCTCCTCCAAGAGGTCCAGAAAGAACAGAGGTTACATTTAAATATTTATTTACAAAATATTCATTTCCTTTCCAGTCTGTTTCTGCAACTTGTTTAACCATGATATTGCCAAGTAACTTACCTGTAGTACCTGTAGCAATAATATGATGATTATATAATGACTGTTTATTGAATTTAACCCAATCAATTAATTCCTTTTTCCTTGCATCATGTGCAACAAGTGCAATGTTTAATTTTTTCATATTTAAAATAATTCTTCTGGATCTTTAAAATTAAGTAACTCATTAGGGGAAATATAATAATATCCTACCTTATAATCAGCGTATTTTACAGTTTTACACTGTTTATAAATTTTAACATCAGGAAACCCTACAGGAAACAACCAGTAATAGTAAATATCTTCAGAATTAGTAGTTTCCCAATTCTTATTTCCAAATCTAGATAGTAAAGGTAATTTAATTTGTGCTCTTGTTAACTCAATATAATCTCCTCTACCTCCATGAACTACTCTTTCAAAACCATTTGCAAATAAGAATCCATTCTTAAGATATAGTTTTTGTTCAATCATAATTCATATTTTAGGGTGTATAACCGAATTCGAATCGGTGATCTCCAGAGCCACAATCTGGCGTTCTAAACCAACTGAGCTATATACACCATATAGGAGGTTAATCCTCCTTATATACCTTGTGTTCCCTTAAATGTTTACCAATATAAACTCCTACACTTAAAGGAGCATAAATACTTGCAAACAATAAAAGTATATAATCTGAAAACTTCCAAGGTTTTCCGTCATCAGAGCCAAAAATAATACCTGCACAAATCAAGTAATACACTAAAGAGAAAATCATAGTCTATTCTTTAGGAATTAAAAAACTAGACGTAACCTTGGTCAAAAAATCACTATCGACTTTAACAATAGCATCTAATCTATCTTTACGTCTATATACTCTAAACATATCATCTCTATTAGTAGTAAAATTGGAAAAATCAATTTTACCCTTTAGAGACCGTATTAAAGAAATTCTTGGACAGATACACCAAGTAGTTTCCAACTCAAAGGCTATATAATCAGCTTGCCCGAATAGCCAGCCTTTGTCTCCATGAACGTTTCTGAGTTCTATCCAATGAATATCATAGTTAGGAAGTAAATCAGAGCGGTTGGTTTTCTTTGCAGCTTTAACATCGAAACTATTTGCTCCCACCCAGATATCAATATGACGATAAATGTCATCTTCCTTGCTAGCTTCTTCTATTATAGAGGACGAAAGACTTTTAGCTTTGCAAAGAGCTAAGGCAAATTCTAATTCTTTCTCTTTACCTTTTTCCAAAAAGCTATTCTGAATCATGCTTACAATGGGCTTCTACCTCTTCTAAAGAACTAAATACTTTATCCTCCCTAATAGATTCCTGTTTTCCATCGATACGGTAATAAATACTTGTATAATCAGGATATACATGAATTCTAATAGATGTAATTATGTAAGGAGTTGGATCTGGAACTTCAACATCAATGAAATATCCTCGAGAAAAGTCAAGAGCAGTTTTCTTTAAATATACTTTCTGCCCTATATCATATTTTGTAGGTATTGTTGTAATCATTTAATCTACAATTTGTACAAATCTCTGTCTTTCTGTAGTTACATAAGGATTCTTATCTACTACGTCAACAGTTACAATTTTTTGTTTTTTCGTAAACCATCTTGGAAGGAACCACTTCCTTTGCTTAATTGGTTCTTTTTTCCAGGAAGTAATAATATACTTTTCATTGTTAAACTCGCTTGACACTCCTACTTCATTTGGATATTCAAGATGCAGACAAGTTTTAGCCCATTTATCTTGAATACACGTATCAAGTTTAAAACCAGGATCTTTAAATATAGTATCTCTAATAAAAATAGTATCTGACTTAGAAATATGTTCTAACTGATATTGTAAAGATTCTAATTTCTTATCCTTTATTTTGAGTTCTTGGGCTACTTCTCGCATTTTCACAAGAATTGAATCATTCATGTGGGTCATTTGAGCTAACTCAGATTTGAAAACTATATTACTTTCCTTTAAAGCTGAATTTTCAGCTGAGTATGCTTTTTCATTATTAACGGATATATCTAATGATTTATTTAAATCATTTATCCTTACATTCATGAAGTAAACAGTTATTCCTAAAATAATTGCAACTCCACTTAAAATTTTAGTTATTCAACTTCTCATACGTTATATGTTTATAAATAGCCCATAACATAGGACTAAGTATGATAGCAATAGCTAATAGTAATCCAATCAACCACCACATATTAATTATCGTAAAGTTCAACAATTTTGAATCTTAGTGCTTCACTAAATCGAATTAGTTCCATACGATCTTTTATTCTTTTCCCATACCATTTACCAGCCCCAGGATTATGTAGTTTAATTGCTCTATCAATATCTCTAGTTGGATTATAATGGTCATTCATCATTTCGAACATAGTTAAAGCTTTATCAAGATCCCAAGCATCCTCTAACACAAAATTAGTGTTATATAAGTTATTAACTTCATCAACATAAATTTTAGTAATTTGGAATGGGCCTATTGCATTTTTACTAGATTTTACTTTTGGATTTCTCTCACATTCTACTTCAACAAGTGCCATGATAAAAACTTGCCACTCTGTAAGAGAATCACAATCTTCTGTAATAATTACAGGAGAGTTTACTGGAGGCACTTCTGATTTACATGGGAAATTTAACATCAAACCCAGTAGCATATACATACCCAGAATAGTAATCCCTCCAATAAAAATTTGTTTATAAGTCATATTTTTAAGTTTTACTTACAGTATACCCATGGTGTTCTAAAACCTGTTTACATAAAGACAAATATTCCTCTATAGTTAAATCATGTTTAGAATAATTAGCTGAGGGAATAGTTACTCCTAGATTTGATAATTCATTAGTTCCTCCTTTTGATACAGGAACTATATGATCAAAACAATAATCATCTTTTGTCAAATCAATAGGTGTACCTGTTAAATAACATTTAACATTAGTTCCATTAAGATATGTTAACACATCCTTATAATAACATTTATTAGCCAAATTTCCTTTGTTTTTATATCTATTATTGAACTCTGATACGTGAGTTCTAAACTTTTTATTTCAATCTGAACACATTGTTCTGATATGTTTAGATCTATCTCTTCGATTTAGAAAGTTAGAACAACTATGCATAAATTTGTACTTTCAATCCTTACATTTGTTTTCGCTTTGTCATTTTGTAGCTGCTATCTTAGTAGTCGTATTCAAATGATATGCAACTGTACTTTTAGAACAGTGTAGAATAGTACAAATTTCGTTATAAGTTTTTCCTTCTTCCCGTAAATGTATACATTGTTCCTTAATAGTCATATTTACTTCTTATTTGCACGCCTGGTAGGTAACGATCCCACAGGGCTGAAGATGGACCAACAGCATAGAGGTTTTGAAGACCTCCCCCCCGCCTCGGGTCAGGCGCAATCCTTTCTATTATTTCTTTCGACTCCTATGAATTAGATTCTCTTTACCTTTAATAGGTGCCTTTTCTACAAATAGTTCTCCAGAAGGTCCTAAAATAGTAGCATAAACATTAAATCCATTTATAGTAAGATATGTGTAAATTACATCTAGTTCAGAACCAATATAAGATTTTATAAGACGAGATAGTCCATAATCACCTTCTATAGAAAGTACTCGGGAACCTTTTGCATGCCAAAGACAGTTCTCCTGACTATTCCAAGTAGGAGGTGCTGTAGAAATACAGGATTTACCTCCAGTTATATATAAATAAAGTTCTTCACTCATAGGAAGTCTTTCTGTTTTAATTGTTCCATATGCATACGGATTACTAGAGCCTATAATGAGGCCATTAGCATAAGCAGTTGGAGGGATGTATCAATTTGAGGTAGTAGAAGTAAGATTTCCACTGCTTACACCTGTTGCTGAACATCCCCCAGAACCTTTAGGCCCTGGATCATCCACTTTAATACTCGCTCAATTTTTAGTATCTCCTAGGTCTGCTAGACCAGGAAGATTTGCCGTTGAAAAATTTTCAATATTCATTTTATATTAGTTTTAAATATTATTAAGTACCCCTGACAGGACTCGAACCTGCACACCCGAAGGCACTAGATCCTCATACAGAGAATTATCTCTGCTTGGACTATGTCTTCTCCATATCTTTCGACTTAGGAGGTAGGTATATAGTCTCTACACATTTAAAGTAGAAGTTATCGCGTCAGTGATAAGCATGCATTCACTCCGTTGGACGATATATTAAGAATTACGAACAAAAACGAAAATTCCTTCTACTTACTTAGCTCGGCGTTATTATGGGCGGTTAACTCCATACCTTCACCGAATTAGCCTACTTCTACATCAGAAGTTTCCTTCTGTGCACTCATACCTTTATAAGAATTATGGACTTGACTATGACAGTTAGGACAAAGAATTTGTAAATTTTCTAATCTATTATCTGTGTGACATCCATTAATATGATGTAATTCCAGGGAGATTGGATTCTCTCTTCAGATAGTTAAATTACAAATCTCACATTGATATTTCTTCTTACCTTCTTTTACAAGTTTCTTTAAAAGACTAGACGACTTATATGTAGAGTTTACTACACAAATCTCATCTAAAGTTTTTCCAGGGTTTGTAGTAATTTTCTTACCTTTTAATCATCCCCTTCCAGTAAAATGACTTGTATCAATATGATATTCTTTGATCTTTTTAGTAATGTATGTTTGAGCTCCTGTATTTGGAGCAATGTTTAATTTTCTACATACATCAGCATAACTGTTAGATTCCTTTACAATCGGAATCAATAATTCTTTAGTATATTTTGTCTTTTTCATAAAAATTTATTTTATTAGTATAGACAAATATACTAAAAATTTACTAGTCTGCCAAAATTATTATGTTAAATTTAAGTCTAGCGTGTCTACCAATTCCACCACAGAGGCATTCTTAATTACTCTAGATTCGAAACATATAATTCAGTAATATTATTAGTAAATATCTGAGTATCCCAATTTGGTCCGTTTCCTTTTATAGTTATAGTTGCAGATTTATTTTTTTCATTATAACTGAAATCTCTTACATGTTGAAAATTAAAAATCTGTTCTGTTCCGTTATCAAAAGTGATTCTGATTACTTTAAATTCCATATCCTTCTAATATTAATTTATTTGCGGAGAGCAGTGGAATCGAACCACATGCCAGAAAGGCACACATTGCTTAGCAGGCAAGCCCTATCACCATCAAGGATTACTCTCCAAACCTTTAGACGTCCTTTAAAAAATTAAATCTAAGGACAATGTAAATTATTCCTGTTATTACTATTGCTTCAGCAAGTAATCCAATAGAAATCATACTTCCTAGAGCTGCAATAACCCAAATGAGAATTGCTGTTGTTAAGTTAGCTATATTAGTGGATTTGTCCTTCCAAATGATTCCAGCACCAATAAAGCCAACTCCAGAAGCTATCTGGGCAGCTACTCTAGAAGGGTCTCCACCTATTCTTGTAGAGATATATGTAAATATAAAAGATCCTAACATCAGTAGAACAACGGAACGAATTCCAATTACCTTGTTAGTTTTTTGTCTTTCATATCCAAGAACTGCTCCACAAAAAATTAATACAGCTAAATTAAGAAAGAACATACTAAATATAAACTAGCTTGTTACATTTTGGACACGAATAGATGCTTATAACATTTCCATTAGCATCCTTAGTTTCTCCTATATATCGTAAAGGAGATCCACATATATTACAGTAAAGCATTGTTAAAATTATTTAAATATACTGTTAAAAACAACCCAAGCCCATACTTCCTCATAGGCTATGATTTTCTCACACATGCAAAAAGCATATCTGCCATAAGGATGAATAAAAATATGCTCCTGAGTCATGTTATTTCTAAAAGTATAACCTTTCTTTTTAAGATATCTTAAAAGGAACCACCTAGAAAATTTGTTTGTATGTATATAAATATACTGTGTCATAAATTAATTGACTTTAATTTTTCCATTCCATTTTGGCAAACTTTTTCCTTCTTGTACTGCTTTCCGCCAATCATGTTTATAATCAATAACTTTTTGAATATGATCTAGAAGTTCATGTCTCTTATAATTGCTCAATAATGTAATAATATTTTCCCTTCCAACAGGATTAGCAGACTGACTAGCAAACTCAGGAAGTTTTTTACCCTCATCAATACACCGATCCACAATATACTTAGCTATATCATATCCAGATTTCTCTTCCCCTAAATCATGATCTAGACAAATTGCATCAGGCCATTCTTTCTCAAGAAAATCAATCGCTTCTTGGTAAGATTGAGCCCATATTACTTTACAATTTCTACCAATTGGACTAAAATTCATCCAATCATCTTCCATTGGATTCCTAGCGTCATCTACCCAAAGAAGTGTTTTCATTATTCTTAAATTTTTCTTTTAAATATACAGAGGTATTTATATAAAGGTGCAAATTGAGGTATAACAACTTCTTGTATAAGTTCCCATCCTTGATCTCCGTGTAAATTTAGCCAATCAATAAAATCCTCACCTTGATATGGAGTAAAAGTATCTTCCTTGTATTCTCATTTTGTCATTGTACTTTAACTTACTATATAAGATTTAATGCTCTTATAATTCCAGCTTCTAAACAATCTAGATAACTAGTATATACTTCAGAGAAAGTATCATATGGTTCATCCTCTTGAGAATCAATTTTATAAATAACAAACATCCAACCATGAGGATACCATTGTATCTCTACATGTAGGAATTTTTTCTCCCGCAGCCAATCCAAAATATCATATAAACTAGAAGAGTTATTATATAATGGAATCTTTTTATTAGCTAACTTTTTAATTTGGTCATTAATCATTTTATAATTCTTTAGTCTTTCCACAACTAATACCCTTACTATATGTAGTACAAGCTAAATTAGACGTTCCAAGGGAAAGTAAACTTGAAAAAATTCTTGCTACACCAGAAGCCCCATATCCATCTTCTGTATAAATAACATGAATAGTTTCCCTACCACAATTTGGACAGTATGTTTTTATTTGTTTCATACTAAAAGCATAATAATTTTGATAGTTGGTCTACATTTGTCCTATATAAGTCATTAGGCCAAATATCTAATTCTCCATGAATATCTATTCGACATACCTGACCTTTATATACAATATAGTACCCTCTTAGTTTGTTTTCCATGATTTGAATACGAACATCATTAAAAGCTAGTTCATTTTCTATAATTCCAACTAACTTACCTTCAGGATTATATAAAGGAACATGATCTTCTTCAATGTTATTGTTAATTTTAATCTCTTTCATTATAGTTCAATTAATCCATCCTCAATAGTAAGATTTTCTAAATCAACAATAGATTTTAAAGTAGCAATTGTTTCAGGTTTAAATGTTACAGGAAAACCCATAGAATAATCTCCTTCAAAAACACATTCATTTTTATAAACCTTTCTAAGCACATTGTCATCTCCATAATCATTCACTTCATAATAACCAGGAGTTTCAAAATAACTTTCAGGTATCCTAGCTGTTATAATATGGTTGTAGTCCAGAAATGGAGACCATGTACTTTCTGATTCTTTATGAATTTCACAATTTTTAAACCTGAAAATATAAACTTTTTCAGGTTTTACTTTGGAGAACATTAGGTCTCCATTTTTATCTCTATATATCCATGCCATATTATAATGTTATTAGTACAGGGAGCGGGAGTCGAACCCGCAATGAGCATTGCAGCTCGCTGGATTAGAAGTCCAGTCCATTATCCATTCTGGTCACCCCTGCTTTTATGATATCTATAATAATGTCTATCTCCGTTTTTGTTTTTAGATTTAAATGTATCTAACTGAGAATCACAATTAGGACATATACACCTTAAATTATCTCGTCTATTGTTTGCAGCATGTCCGTCAATATGGTCTAAAACAAAAACTAATTCTTTCCCATTTCACTCAGGCTTCATTCCACAAATTGCACATTTATTATCTTGTTCTGCCAAAATAAATTTTTTAAATACTCTAGGAGAATAATTAGCCCTCATAATAGAAGGATCTCCATTAAGAATTAAATTATATTTTTCTTTTGATTGAAACTCTTGCTGACATTTACAACTACAATAAATTCCACTATGGCTTAAATATAATATAAACTCCTTACCACAATTTTTACATATTCCTTTTTTAGCAGTACCTTTTCTAAATGTTTCTTGAGGATTTATATTTCTTCTAGGGGCTATATTAATTCCTAGTCTACGAACAGCGTTTCTAATATTAGAGCCTGAACAGTTATAAAGCCTGCCTACTTCTTCAAAACTTCTTCTTTCTGTAATAAGAAGTTTAATTAAATTGTCTTTTTCTAATTTTCAATTCATATAAAAGTAATTTTAGTTTAAATTTCGTACTACAAATATACAAAATTTAAACTAAAATTACAAGTTCGAAATTCTTATTCTATCCTATCTTTTAATATATTAAGATAATAAATAGTAAGTACAATCATTCCTCCAAAGTAGAATATTCCCCAAGGAGCAGACCACATAGTTAATGCAAATCCAAGTCCTAATAATAAACATAAAACAAAGATTCCAAAAACTATTACTGTGTATAAATCAAGATTATTCATTTTATTTGTAATAAGCATTTCTTTCAGAAGGAGACATATATTCCCATTCTACATTCTTAAACTCTTGAAGAGTTCTACATCCAGTATAAGACATAGCAGATCTTAATGCGGAATCAAATTGAGAAAGTAAAGATTCAAGAGTATACTCAACAGGAACCCAAATCTCAATTCCTTCTTCAGCCTTTTTAGTATCAGAAATATCCTTTTGGCCACGTTCACTTGCCATTCCGTAGTACAGCCTTTCTTTGGGATACAGTGTAATAACTCGTTCTCTGTCTGCTTTAGTTAGAGACATAAAATATCTAAGCGTCTCAGGATTATCATCTAGTCCTTTTGTCCGAGTTTGCCCGCAAGCCTCCTCACATTGTGCAAACATTTTGCCCATCATAACATAATCAGCACCTAAAGCTAAACACTTTATAGCTCTATCTATTGTAGAAATGCCTCCATCTGCAATAATTTTAGGAGCTTTCATAGGTTTAGGAGAAGCATTAATTAGTGTCTTACAGGTGGATAACTTTCGTAGTAACCATTCCATCGAAGCATGTATTCCAGTTTTTACACCTGTAGTACATACACTACCTGTTCCAATACCTACACGAACATAATCTACTCCTGCGTCACAACATTCCCAATAAATATCTGGGTGTGCGATATTTCCAACCATTATGATAATAGTACTCCATCTTTCTTTAGCTTTTTTAACTAAATCATAAATTTTCTTCATATGACCATTAGCCAGATCAATAAGTACTAAAGGACATTCATCAGAGACTTCTCCTTCACAAAAGTACATTTCAAATTCCTTTAAACTAAAGGCACACCAAACATGGTTACATGCATTAAGTCTAAACTGTAAATTATCTATACGTCTTGGAATGATTGGAAGAACATCAGCCTTTGTAAAAAGTTGATAATTTGATTCATCAATAACGGATGTCATAGGAGAAACGAAAATAGGATATGTTCCTAAGTCTCCTAAAGGACTACACTCACTACGACTTGTAATATCCGTGGCTTTTGAACTAGGTAAAATACCTATTTCATCTAAACTATACATCATCTTCTATTTCCTTTAAAATCTCACAAATTCAGTAATCAGGATCATTAATTAAATAATGATCTCCAAACTCATTCCTTAAGCACATTTCTTCATTCACTTTTGTATCAGATAATGTTCTTAATGAATTATATCGAAACCCCTCCCCTTCGGGAGCTTCAATTGATTGTATTCTATATAAAACAGTTTTCATATGTGGGCCCTACTGGGCTTGAACCAGTGACCTACTGATTATGAGTCAGTTGCTCTAACCAACTGAGCTAAGGGCCCTTAAAAGGCGGATTTACTCCGCCTGTAAAGCTATTCTGCTTTCTTATCACAGCCTACTTCAGGAAGTTCTGTGAAATACTCATTATAAATATTCTGAGCAATTTCCAGACAGATTTCAGCGTTGCGCAGGTCATCACGAAGCTTGAACATCTGAGTTACCCACTCATCTGCCTTAAAGTCCGTACCTACAACCAGTGATTCGGTTGATTTAATCGACAGATCCTCCAGATTCATAATCTTGGACTTAATCTGACGAATCTCTTTCTCAATGAGATTAACCTGATCCTTAGCTGCTTCGCGGGCATCAGCATTGATGATTTCAGCACGTTTCTTGAGTACTGCAGTTCCAGTAGCACTCAGAATTTCATTAAATTTATTCATAAACTTTTATTACTTTTATATTGTTTGGAAGTTCTTCTTTATCCCAATCCTTATAAGAATTGGTAATTGTTATTGTTTTGTAAAGTTCTGACAACTTTACTAAAGGTTCTTTTTGGATAGCATGTGTGACACGTAAATGCACATCAGTTACTCCCATGTCTTGTAATGCTTTATAAATTGCAAAGAAAGTTCCTCCACCATCACATAAGTCATCAAAAACTAGAATAGAAGTATTTGTCTTTATTCTAGAAGGTAATTTTACCTCTAACTTATCTCTTGAAATCCTATGCTTTGTAGCATAGTATGTTGTATCAAAGTCAAAAAGCTCACTGTAACGATGATAGGCACCTTCGTCGGGGAATAAAACATTCTCTGGAATATTAGAACCTGGTTCTAAAGCAAAGAATGCAGGCCAGTCATTATCAATTACCCCTTCTGTAATCAAACGCTTAGAATGAGGATCCAGTACTAGAATTTGCTGTGCTTGTACAAAGATAAGACATTTTTTAACAAGCTCCAAATCTAATGCCTCATTAAAAGAAAATAATCTATCAGTTCGCGCTGCAAACAAATAAGCTATTTGTAGATAGGAAATCTGGATACCTTGACGATGACAAATATCCGCTAATTGCATTAGAATCCAAATATCATTCAAATTGGATAATCTAGTATAGATCAGCAGGGACTTTCGTCTATCCATTTCAGACTCAAGTACAAGATGGGATTGGGAATCAGGATAAGTATCAATTCGATACTTTATTTCTGACTTTTCTGGGTATAAAAAGTTAATTATTTGCATACAGAGTCAAAATTCTTTTTGCAGGTTTTGATAGAGTAATTATAAGGAATTCCTAAGTCATGTCCTGCACATATGTCACAACATGTTTCAATCAACCTTACTTTATATTCAGGATTAAAGTGTGATTTAACATGATCAATTCCATATAAGACTAATTCCTTATTGAATTCATAAGTTTGAAATTCTCCTTGAAAAGGATTATTTAAATTTGTTTCATAAGGGTTATTAATCTCCTTAAATATAGAATCTCCAACAGGCCCTTTACCATGTCTTGTTAAATAAGATCTATATACAAAATTAAATATTAGTTGATCATCAGTTAAAAAGAATGGGAGATTGTTCCACGATGGACAACATGGAAGTGGGGTAGTATATTCATGTGAAAATCCAATATTAGGGTCCAAAAGCACTCCTTGAGAACCCTCAAATATCACAGAAGTCTTTTCTTTCCATGCTAATTTAGATAACGTATCCTCCAATACTATATTGGGATAAAAAATCTTACAATAAGTATGTACTAAAGAATCTAAGTTATCGAAAACATGAGCAAATCTTGAATAAGTTTCCTTAAACTGGAGTCTATCTTCCGCCCATTCTCTAATTAATCGGAGCTTCATTTTTACAACTTGAGAAAAAGCTAAATCTTTTACATATAAAGCTAATCCTTCTCTTTGTCTCTGAACAGTCTCCCATATTCCTTTCCCTACTGTAGAACCTTTATCCCTTTCAGAATTCAACATTACATCAAAAGGAGTTGTTATTTGTACATATGGATCAAAATATTGGATAGGGATATTACATCCTAGGAAATCTAACTCCTCTCGTTCCCGCATCCATTGTAGTGGATCCATAACACATTGTTTCGTCCAATAAGTAGGTGCCTTAGCAAATGTTCCAGACCCAAAGCAAGAAAATATATGCATTGTTCCAGACGAAGTAACTACTGTGTGCCCTGCTTGATGCCCTCCAGAAAATCTAACAACTAGAGGTTTTAAATGTTTTCTTTTAGCGTCGCAACAGAGGGCATGAGTCACTTGACCCTTGCCCTCGTCGCCAAACGTACAACCCACTACAATATTATACATTATCGTCGATGTATGTCAAATATATTAGGTTTTGATTCTGTATTTTCTACAGTTCCTTCTGCAGAAATCTCTTCAATTACTGAAGAGCTACCTTTTAGAGTTTTACCCATAGCTTCACAAATGGCTTCTACAACTTCATCAGGCTTGCACACAATAAAGTTTTCTCTAAGAATTTCTTTCATTTGTTTAGCTACTACCTCATCATAATGTTCACTTCCATGTCGAACATGGATATGAAACACATGATACTTTTCACAAGCGAGTTCATAAGCCTCTTGCCAGGTATAATCACGCTCATACTCCATTCCAGTGAGAGCTGCCAAAGTTCCCCTACTTATTCTTGTTAAAGTAGGCTCATCACCAACTGTAAAGAGGAATCCTTTTTGCTTTCGCTTTTCCCAACTATCAATTGACGTATGATTTCCTGCAATAATCCAAGGAAGTAAGTAGGATTCTCCACTATTACCTCCACCACGACCCTCCAAATAAATTTTAGAGAGACACTGATTAATTGCAACAGTTGAAGATTCGAATTGACCTACCTGACACGGGTAGTAATCACATTCATGATCTCCCACTCCCATAAAAAGAATTTGAGGGTGTTTAACTCCAATAGAATCAATAATAGAATCCATTAACTTCGGAAGATAATCCCTGATCATCTTATCAGGAATTGAACCCATTGAACCAGTTTCATCTAATGCAATGAAAACTGGAAGAGATTCTGGGTGTTCCTCAGAATCTCTAGATTCTCGAATATGTGTCTTACTTTTTGTAAGATCCATTTCTTCGTGTAGAGATCTTTGATGAAAGATTTCTTCTCTGGATTTTTTAGTATAGCTATCAGCAAAAGCTTTATATGTGCTAGAACTCCATGATCCGCTTCCCATATTAATAATGTATTTTAATTACATGATCTTTGTGATACGCAGCTTCATGTAATTTTAAGATTTTTAATTCTTGTTCAGTAAAAGCACATTGTATTCTACCTGTGCAAGTAAGATTTCGCTGCTTTACAATAAGAGTATCAAGCTCTTTGTATGTAAAACCAAAATTTTCTTCATCAGACTTTCCTGTTAATCCATCTGCAGGAGTCTTATGTATAAGATCATATGGGAGCCCCATATAGTCTCCTAAAGAAATAACTTCAGAACATGTTAGTTGAGAAATAGGATTAATATCCGATGCCAAATCTCCCCACTTAGTTCCCCAACCAATAAATAATTCTGAAGCATTACTAGTCCCAGCTACTCGATATCCTACAGACTGAGCTATAGTATATAGAATAGTCATACGAATACGAGGAGGAACATTAGTAAGAGCCTTTTTCGTTACTGGAATGTTTTCTTCATTCCCTTCCACTGTAGTTATTTTCGAAACATCAATTTGATGAATAAGTTCATCAAATGCATTCTCTATATTAACAACAGTATAGTTAATACCAAGAAAGTCACATACTGTATAACTATCCTCAATATCAGCTTGCTTACCATTAGGCATTAGCACACCTAATACATTTTCCTTACCTATAGAATCTACCAATAATTTGGCCACTACAGTAGAATCCTTTCCTCCAGAAATACCAAGAACATACCCTTTCACATGGGTACGTTCTTGATAATTCTTAAGAAAGGAAACTATTCCTTCATATACTTCTTTCATTAGAATTTCCCGTTCCAAAGAGTTCTACGAATTTCTGTGAGAGTAGTTTGCTCCCTCATTTTTCCATCTGAAAAGATAGGACGAAGTAAATTGAAAGGCTCATTATGAGCTTCTTTCAGTGTCATACCTTCATCACAATCAAACTCACCAGTTACATAGTTGTAGAAGACAGCACAACATCCTTTGTGGGATTTCTTCATTCCTGAATCCGTTTTAGGATCTTTGTAGACCATGATAGATTTAGTTTTTCCATCAATGGTTTGTTCTACATAGCTGCACTTAATTGCTACATTAAATGTATCGCGAGAGAACATATCCACATTCCCAAACTCATCCATGTAAGAAAGCATGGAAAATCCTCCTGCACCAAGTGCAACATTCTCTGCAGAGAATCCTTTATCATACAAAATCTGATAAATCTGTTTTGCACGTAACTGAGTGATGCCATCACCATATAAAGCTCGAACATGAGGATCTAAGACTTTATACCCTTTAGAGTTGACAGTACCTCCAAAAGTCTCCCAAAGAGAGAAAACTGTCTCAGTTACAATTTCTACAGGATCCCCAGAGTCACCACGAACATACAAAGTGCCGTTTCTACTGAGAATTTCTTCCTTAAGAGATGGAAGAATCTCATCGACAACATTCCAGTAATCATAGGAATCACTTACCATAGAGAATGATCCATTCGGGTAGACCTCAGTAAGGAGGCGTCGAATCATAACTTTTTCATCCCCATCAATGGCAGCAGAACTACACATTACGGAGTGCTCAGTAGAAGCCATACCTCCACCTACTACAGACATTGGGGTATGATAATACTTTGAAGCATACATAATGCCAGGAATAGTCGCAGTCTTATTAAAAGAGAGCAAAAATCCACACGAAGCTTTAATAGCGCCATGAAGTCCAACTAAACTTCTAAATCCGAACTCAGAAATAGCAGAACGACCAGAAATATCAGAAGTTTTAGAATAAAAATCATTTACGATACTACGATATTTAGTTACAGCAGTTGCAACACACATTGGATACCAAAGCTCAGAGAGCATCAAGGTTTCAATGAAATTAGTACACCATGCAAATTCTGGATTAGTATTAGAAATCTCGATACAGGGGACATTCATTCCTACTTTATATCCCTCAGGAAGTGCCCAGATCTCGATGGGAAGATATCCTAACTCATGGAGTTTTTTAATTTTATCCGAATTAACACGGTCTGCTCCCATAGTAGAAGAAATTACAAATTCATATTCTGCAATAACTTCTTCTAAAGAACGACTAAAGAAAGTTTCATTCATGTATTCAATCAGATACTCCTCAATAAATGCTTGAATACCAAAAACTACTACCTTATCAAATTCAGGAATCCTAGTTTTACGAGGTACGTAGTAAGAAACTACCTTAGTAATGCTAGGATCATACTGCTCTGCATGGCATTGTTTGTAAAAATCAGTCAGCAGAGCTCCACAAGGTTTAAACATATTAATAACGATTAATTATAGTCATTTGTAAACCCTCCATAACATCTAAAGCTTTGTTATGAAGTTCATTGTTGTTAGAACGACAGCAGGAAGCATCTATGATGATATCTGCGTTAGGGAATATTTGCTGAAAACTTACAGCACATGAAATAACACAAAGGTTAGTTACTACACCAACCAGAGTAATTTCTGTAATGCAACCAGCAAGGTCAAATAAATATTCTCCTTCATCTACCTTGGCATCATTGAACTCGTCCTGAATAAATCCAAACCTGTTTAGTTTATCCATTACATAGCAGGAACGAAGGTAAGGTTTAAATTCCTTAATAATCTTATGACCTTCAGTTCCACAAACGCAATGAAGAATTGGAAGATTTCTACCTTCACGAGTCATAACATAACTAAATTCCTTAGCATCACTACGATCATAATGAGTGTCCCGAGTAAAAAGAACAGCATCATCTGTTGTTATATACTCTTTAACTAATCTCTCTATAGGAGAAATTATTTCTTCAGCACCAGGAACCGTTAATGCACCTCTGATGAAGTCTTCTTGCATATCAACTACTACAAGTAATCGCATATATCTTTTTTATTTATAATTAAATAGCTATCCTTGCCAAAAGGAATAACACTAGAATTAGCTTGCCCAATTGTATTTATAATTACCTCCTTTTTAGACTCCCAAATAAAAATCTGTAGAAGTCTACTGGTTCTTTTCATAACCCAGGCCTTATATACCTTTTTATTAGTAATTATAAATACATCGTCAAATTGTTCTAAGTCAATTACTTTTTTAGGAAATTCTTTTGAACTATCAGTTGATGGTTCATTAAACCTTCTAAATATTCTTAAGAATCATCTCTTCATCGCTTGAACTTTTTCTTTACTAAAGGTTTTCCTCCCTCTTGGTCTTTAAACTTCTTAGGCCGTTTTGGCATTCTAGGTTTATCCTCCTCACAATAATCAGGAATTTGATAATCTTTAAGGTACTTACCCATAATTAGATTATTAATAAAAAGGCTCTAGTATTTCTACTAGAGCCTATTGAGTTTACATCTTAATGAGAGACAGAATCTCTTGATTCATAGCCTCATCAAACAGATCCCGTGTAGTCTGTACCTTTCCATTTAAGAAAGATACAATCTGTGCTGAATATCCAGACATGTAGTAGACATTCTTGACATCACCATAAGTTTGGAATGGAGTGCGATTCTGCGCATTATATCCGTAGTAATCATTTCTTAAATTCCAAAGGCAGATGACAAAATTATCAACATACTCTTTAGAAAATCCTGCAGCTGTCAATGTATCATGGACTCTTTCAACTGAAGTCTTATTCAGACTTGAAGCATTAAACTCACAATCACTGATACAAAGAATTCCTTTAGGAAATTCCTCTTCTGGAACACCTTCAAGCTTCAACTGAGCAAAGAGGTTAATAACACCCTCAAAGTTTGTACTTCCATAGTACCCCGAATGGTCATTAAACCATTTCTCCAGAGGAGTTTCTCCTTTCCACTCATGCATCATAGCTTTTGAGTTAAACTCAATCCATGCATTTTGGAATCTCCCTCTTAAGAAATAAGAGAAATACAGAGCAATTGCCTTACCTACATTGTAGCAAGACATGGAAGTTCCAGTTGCTTCTGCACCCATTGAACCAGAAGTATCACGTACTACGATAAGGTCTGTAGTATTGCCCTCTTCCTTACACTTATTAACAAGGGTCATAAATTGCTTGTTAATAGTATCTTTGATATGCTGCTCTATATTATAAGGAACAGTGTTACAAATAGGTTTAAAGAGCTCATGTACGAAACCTGTGTACTTCACCTCCTTTGTCTCTGGAGCTCCTATCCATTCCTGATACTTCTCTTTGAGATTATGATTCTCTAAGAACTTGGAGTGTACAAGAAGGTTTAAGGCACGACCATGAATCTTATCAAAGTCAATCTCTGTATATCGTTGCTTTGAAATAAGCTGTTGCCAGCTATGTGCTGTTCCTGCAGCTTTCATCTTTGCATAAGAACGATATACCTGATACTTTTCAGCATCTGTCTTTGCTCCTGATGCACCATAAAGTTCTGAACACAGCCATTTTGCAATCATACAATTTGCTTGTGCCTCTACTGTAGTACACTTGGAACGTGCCTTGATCTGAGGAAGATACTTACGAATGAGATTCGTTTGAGAATCAGAGCCAAGACCTGCAGTAATCAGATCTGCAAAACGACGCCAATCCAGAACTCGGTGTTCCCAGCCGTTATAAACTAAGTCATAACGAAGCATAACGAAGAGATCTTTCCAAGAACCCACTAAGGGAATCAACCAAGCATTCTTCCAGAATACTTCTTTATCTTTGATATGCAGCCAGATGAGACGCATAATACCTTCATGACGAAGTTCAGAACCCTTCTGTGCTTCTTTGGTACCATACTCTTTATCATTAATCTTACGACAAATCATTCGCAAGAAAAAGATAAATTTAACAGTATCTTCTTTATTTTCTGCCCAGAGAATTTCACAGTCTTTTGCAATTTCTGCAAATGGGCGGATCTCTCTGTACTTAGATGTACTGCCAAACTGGTCAACGAAGGGATCCCCTGTACTGGAATAGGCTTTACCACCGTTACCTGTAGTGGTTTCTGCTGCAGTTTTTAATCCTGCCTGAATAAAGGCTGATTTAGATGCCGATTTACTGTTATCAACAGCAAATAGTGTTTTCTTTTTTGCTTCAAACATCTTATTAAGTTTTAAAAATAAAGCGGATATTGAACGATGCCAATATCCGCAAATTGCTTATAAAGATCCTCTGTAAAAGGTAAGAGTCTTACCAAGTAGATTTTCTCCCCAATTTGATTGGTTTTGAAGTGCATGATCTTGATCATAGCCTATACCCCAGACTCTATCAAAGGGAGATGCTTCAACAAAGAATTTCCCGTCTAATGCTGGATCTTTAAGTTTATCCATTAAATCTTTATTTTGGCTAAACTTACCTTCCAAGGCAAGATACATTTTCTGAATCTTAACCTCATTCCAGGATTTCTCATCAAAGTTTCTAACCTCCCTACCAAGGTTTTTAGCTTCCTTTGGAGTCTCTGCTAATAGAATCTTCTCTGCTGTTTCTACATCACCAAAATGTAAAGCTTTAAGATACATAAAAAGCTGTTCAGATGATTTAAAAACTTTAGAGCCAAATACTATTCTACAAGGATGAAAGTTACTTAACCAACCTCCCCAGAAGAATATAAAATTATCTACAATTTTCATACCAATATAAATTAGTCCCGCCGTGAGGATTCGAACCTCACTACCCCAGAGTCCACTACACCAATTTATTAACGGGGATTTGATTTACAGTCAAACGGTGTTACGTCGGGATTTTATAACTCTACTTTATATTTATCATATTTACCACATAAGGAAATTGATGTTCTAATTCCTTCAAGTTCTTTAACTGGAATTGAATAAAATTCTTTGAAAGAAGTTACAACAAATAGAAAATCACTAGAGTTATTATTGAAAGTCTTAGCTCAATAATTCTTTCGATTTCCTCCACAAGTTCTCAATCCTACTTGGAAATTTCCAGTCCTTTTATCTACCTGCGTGGTAGTTTTAACTTGAATCTTCAATATATTTTCCCCATTATCTACGAGTAAATCGTAGTCCTGAGAATCTGTCATAGGAATAGATACTATTCACCCTAATTTTGAATAAAATGCGATAGCATATGCCATCCCAACATTTCCTTGCAGTTTAGAATTTTTTAAATGTGAAAACATAAAATAAAGTTAAATTCTAGTGGGCGTATTTCAGCCCACTAGAAAAATCAAAGAAGTTAATTATTTAACTTCAGGAAATTTAGCATCCTCAGTTTTCTCTTCCAATGCCTTTGATACTCCAGGAATTTTCATTTCTTTCATAACATTCAGCATGGGGGATACTTGAGACAGAAGGCTCTGCATCACATTTGTGAGGCCTCCACCCTTCGTAGTGTCCATGATGGTCACATTACCGAAGTTCATGTGCTTGTAAGCCTCAACCTGTTGCTTAGCAATGTTTTCGTAGGTTCCTTCTTGAACCATCTTGAACTGAATTGCAATCGCAGGATCAGTTTTGGCAGCTTCGATCATCTCACGGAAACCATCTGCCTGAGCCTTAAGAGAAGCTTTCTCTGCTTCTGCCTGAGCCAAACCTTTCTGACGAACAACCTCTGCTTCAGCAAGACCTTTAGCAGTAATGGCTTTAGCCTCACCTTCACCCTTGAGAGCTTCAGCTTGCGCTTTACCATCAGCTTCGATTTTAGTCTTATTAGCATTGGTTTCTGCGATTTTTTCCTGTTCCAGCTGATAAGCTTCAGCACGCAGCAGACTCTCTTTCTTAGAAATTTCTGCAGGTACAATCTTATCAGCACGTAAGGCTGCTTCTTGACGCTGAGCACGAGCTTCTTCTGCAGTCTTCTGAGCGAGTTCCTGCTCTTGCAGCACTTTTGCTTCAGCCTTAACGACCTCTACCTGAGCAAGCTCTTTCTCCTTAGCGACTTCAGCGTCTGCTTTTACACGAGCTGTGTTTGCAGCCTTTTCAGCATCTGCTCGCACAACTTCCAACTCAGCATTCTTGTTTGTTACAGTCTTCTCAGCTTCGATTTTACCAATCTCACCTTCTGCTTTAGCAGTTGCCACATTGATATCACGAGTACGCTGAGTTTCTGCAACCTTGGAATCTCGCTCAGCATTTGCCAC